CAGAGCATGACCGAGCACGTTGAAAATATCTTTGTGCTGGTGGTTCCACACAAGGGGAACCTCTTGTCCATCGTTTCCGATGAAGGCGTCTTTCATGATCACACGACCATCAGAACACTTAAGATTGTTCTTTGTCGCCCAACCACAAAAGTCATACGGCTTCATGGTCTTCATTTTGATTTTCCTCCTCTGTTGTCTGCGTGTTATTCTGTTTCTTGATATCCTCTGCGGACTGATTAAGGTTCTTATTTCTAAGAACATCCGCATCCGGATCAGAAGACGGTTTCATTCCGACAACCTGTCTGATCTCGTTAGATGTCATGATTGCATTTCTGGTGAACTTATCCGCAATCTCAGCAATATCGGAAACCGGCGCAAGCTTGAACGGATCTCTGAAGTATTCAATCGACTGCCGCTGTGATCTTGCGGTTGGCGTAAGAAACTTTCTTTTAATCTCGTCTGTTAGAGTAGAAAGAATTGGCTCGATAGTTCTGTTGTAGTAATTAAGCATCGTCTTATCGTCGGCGGTTCCGTCTAATATGCTCTGAGTGATGCCCAACTGGCTGTATAGCATACTCGTAAGGTATTCAATCTGAGCTAATAGATTGTTTTCCACGGGACGATTCAACTGCGTAATCCTTTCAGCAGCATCTATCCAGGCCACACCATACTTGGATCCGGCGAGCTGATCTTCGATCTCACTTCGTCTTTCACGTGCCTGCTGTTTCCTGATCTCAGATCTTGCTCCATAAGGAAGCTGAATGATTAGATCCAATTTCCCGGAATTATTCTTCTCGTCAATCATGTCCAGAAGATTGAGCTTCCGGATAAGTCTTTGCATAGTGGAGTTCGGTTCGTTCATAACCGAGAAGAATGGATTTTCCACTATGCCGACCGAGTCTTTGGTCCTGAGCAATTCCTCTCTTCGACCGGACCAGTCGTTATAGACATACAGCTTCACTTTCCTCGGGTACCACTCAATCACTCTCCCAGTACGTATTGACTCAATCTTGTACGAGTTGTTTTCCTCCGGATCGTCGTCGGTATCGATCGGCACAAGAGCAACACATCCTTCGTCAAGCATTGACTGCACTGCGTCCTGTATAAAAGCTCTGCCCGTCTGGTCGATGTTTGCTTCGATAGACAGGCAGTTATTGAGTCCGGTATTCATTTCGGATACGAAACGATTGTTTTCGTCGAGTCGTACGTGGCGTATATCTATTGATGCCGCGTCAAGAGCAATCCTGTTGTAAACGGCAGTCACAATCGATCGCTCATTACCGCGTGAGAAGTGCATCCGATCAGGTCTGTAAGAAAAGCCAGGTCCAATGTCTCGCCACCCCTTTGTGGGGTCTTTGTTAAAAAAAGCATTCCAGGCGTGTTTCAGCCTGGAACCAAAAGAAAATTCACTCATTTTGAAATTTGTCCTCCACTTGACTAAATCGAAAGCCGTGTACATCATCGGTTTTTCTTTTTAGTCGAAAGCCTCTCTATTTTGCTTATATGCTATAAAAGCGTCCATCATGGCCGCTACAGCATCAATCTTATCCTCGTTGTGCTTTTTAAGCAGCTTACGATTACCGTTGGTATCTTCAAGAACGATACAGTTACCCATCGTGAACTTCATCAGTTCTTCGTCGAACAGCAGCATACGCTCTTCTGACAATTTCTTTAATTCACCAAGCGGCACAGACTCCGTTCGCGCTCCCTGAATTACTTTGACAATGCCGAACGGCCCGTTCTCTGTCTGCCATCTCTCGACAAACTCTTTCGCGTTATACGGGTCGTATCCGAAAGAGCGAACGTCGTACTCACTTTCGACAATATAGTTGTCGAGATTCTCGTAGACTTCCAGCATGTCCAGAACAGTCCCTTCCATGACGATCAAGCTGCCCTCGTCCATGAACGTGTTATAAAGAGTTCGCATTGCTGACGGAAGCTTTGCCAGGGTGAGTGACGAAATATAGTTTCTCGTCTTAATCCCGAAGCGCCCGTCACCTAGCGGGAACAAGAATGTGAACGAGCAGAAGTCATCGCCTCGCGATAGGTCTGCGCCAAGTGAACATGGCATCTGCCAATAATCTCTCTTACGATGAGGCAGCGTCTCTTCATACGTAAAGAAATATGTATAACCCTCCATTGGTATGCCAAATCTCTTTGCTAGTATGTCGTTTCGAGCTGCTGGTGCATTCTCCGCTCTCTCAACTTCAAGCTGATATGTCTCGTAGCTGACTGTCTTCCCGATATTCGGGTTTGCTTTAATCCACATATCCGGATTGTTGACTTCTTCAATGCTGTCAAGCTTATACCACCAGATCGAAGTATGATCGTTCTTGTAATCGCCCTTGAGAATATCCATGAGTTCAAGTTTGATCGTATCCCCGATGCCGTTTCGCACCGTTCCCTCTGAGCTCATTGCGACGATAACGTAGTCCGGAACATCGCCCTTAGCAGCACCCTGTTCTATCGCACCGATCGGATCCTCTCGGATGTCCCCGGAAAGCCATTCGTCCAGGGTCGCGTACTTAACACGGAGTCCCTGCAGTTTATTGATGCTCAGCGGCCTGATCTGCAGAAGAGAATTGGTCATGAAGTTCTCGACGCCCTTCTTGGTAGATGCGAGCTGCTGACGATTAGCCCTTGAACCGGTGGTATTTTGAAGTGAGCCTTGAGTCAGGAAATCAAAGACTGGACCTCTGTGAATTGAGATTGCCGTAGCAAGTGGTGATACAATTTCGTCCGCCATCTGCATAGTCGGCGCAGTGGTAATTTGATGTGTTGTCGACGTGTCTACGATTAACCCGTATCCATGAATACAGGTTCCGTATAAAGATTTAGCGGCTGATCGTCCGACAATAAGGTATTGCTTGTTGATCAACCGCTTTTTAATTCTTCGGAGAACGTATCGTCCTCCATGATTATTCGGGAATGGTTTATAAACACTTCGCTCGACGAAATAATACCAGCCGAAGATCTGTTCACCCCACAGCTTGAATGTATCGAGCATATGAAGTGGACTGCCATCCGTGAGTGTTAATTCCTCTTCACAGAAAGCGATCCAGCCTTCTACCGCTTCGTCGTCGTAGTAATATTTAGGATTTTCTATCAGGGCGTCGATCCGATTCATTTCCATTGAAATGGTTTCACAAACAGGGATCTCACCTCTGATCACGGCCTCTCGAAAACGGCCGTAGTATTTCGGCACAGCCGTGTTCGATAAAGACATAGTTTTCTCCTTATGTATATGTATTGACCTCGATTAGGCCACGGTATAAAATACTTATAACGTATTTCAAGGGGGTATAGACATGAGAAACGAGATTGACCTTTGCGGAACTCACATCCCAATCAATGACATAAAAGATTATCGAGTCGTATATCGCGAATACATTTATCGACCTGTGTATAAAGAATGTGAAGGCAGTCTGAAAAGACTCATTGGTGGTAAATATGAATTTGCAGAGATGATACCGTTCGCGGCTATACTCTCGAAAGAAGATCGAGAGTTTAAACTGGCAACCGCTGATTTCAACGCAAAAACAATCAGAGATTCGATTATCAAAGATGTCGCTATAGGCGCCATGTCTTTGGTTACTCATAAAATCGAAAGAAAGCATTATCGTTGTAAAAACATAGCGGGACGAGTCTTTTCGATATACCTTGATGATGTGCCAGCTTCTGTTATCCGCGCTGACGGCAGAATCATTGATGTTTATAAAAACGACGAACTATACCCGCAACTTGGAGAACCAATAGCCCCCACAATACTTACAATAAAGGCCCTTCAAATTTCAGCGTCCAAGGAAACCCATTTGTTTTATGGAAATAGAATCCAGTTAAACGACGCCGATGAAACTTACCAGCATTTACGCCAAACGATTTCAGACTTTGAAGAATTGGCTCGTATAGAGCAGCAGCCGCAAAAACAACTATCAATAAATGCCAAAGCAGAAAAAATATCAAACAAGCTGCCAAAATTATTTGTTCGATCCGAAAAGAAATAAGTTAGCTTTTAAGAGTATGAATTGCAACCGCGATCGATGCTGCCGAAGCGCCAATTGCAAGAACGTCCCCGGCTGTTGCCAAAACATCGGAAACATACCGTCTTCCGCTTGCAGCATTCTCGGTCACAGCATTCTTATAATTTCTTTCGAGATTCATTCTGTTAATTGCATCCTGCAATTCTTTATTAGACATTTTAGATAAATCCATTGATTTGCGGATTTTTTCTTCCTTATGTCTTGCGGATCTCGATGCAAGATTTGACGCTTTTTGTGCAGCTGCGCTAGCCGAATTCTGTGCGCTAGACGCGTTTCTATAATCAGACGCCACGGCATCGTGTATTCCAGCTTTGGCGTTTCTTGAAGAATTCGGATTGATTTTACCGGTTTCGGGATCAAAGTCAACACGCTTTGCGTTATCACTTATCTGACCCAATCTTCTTTTACCTGCTTCGGTCAGCGTCCCGTCTTCATTCTGATATCGTCGTACGCCCCACTTTTGGCCTTTTATTCCGTGATGATAAAGAACATCTGTATTATACTTACTCATGATAACCCTCCTATGGGGCCAAACGTAAGAGACCACGATTTTTTCGTAGCCTCTCTTTTTTAGTTACTTTAAAACCTTTAGTTCATCTAAAATGTCTGATAACCTTTCACCGTTTTTCTTTCTTTTATCGATTTCGACCCATTCCGAATTTGTTAATTCTCGTCTGAGCTTCCAATAATGTCCTAAACTTCTATCGTAACAATACAGTTCCTTGAGATCCTGCTCTTTTTTCAGATTCGCTCGCCTAGCCATGCTTTTCGTTATAGCCTTGGTTGCAGCAAACGCCCCTGGTCCGCAAATCAGGATCAATTCCTTATTGTCATTCAAGAATTTCATCGCATCAGAAACTTTCTCTCGAAACCAAATTTTCCTCTGAGCCTTCTTCGTCTGTTTCTTAAGATCTTCGAATGTGATTCTATCAGCTTCCATTTTTTCTCTCCTCTCATAAAAGCTTTATTCTTTCATAAAAGGATGTGTAAAACACACGTATAATTACATAAAAAAAAGAGCCTCGTTCAAGAAGCTCTTTTTAGCGTTTCAGGATCAACAAGCGTCGTTTTCTCGAAAAGACCTTCGCGTATAAAATCAGTAAATCCCATAAAAGTTACATTATCCGTGTTTTTATTTACAACCCAGGTGATATTATTGTAATATTGGCCTGGGTTTGATTCTAAGCACACATAATAATTTACATCATCTTCTCGAATCCAAAAGATTTTTTCATGCAATAGCTCTTTCAAAGAACCGTATACTTTTTCCATTTGATCCTCCTTTCTTAAAATATAATGTTAATCATGCGAAATTTACATATTTTTCCAAAGCATCAATATTAATTTCAGCGCCATCTAGGCGAGCAACTGTGAAAAAATCACGAGGGTTCATCATCTTCCAATATATCATAACACCGTTATCTTTTTCACCAGCTTGGAAATCGTAAAACGATACTTTACCATCTTTAATATCCCAGTTAAAAGCATGTCCACCAGGACGTATTTTATGATCCCATTGAATGCTGCAAACACCAGATGCATTTTGACCGAATTTATTTATCAAAAATTCAGCCGCATCTTCCGGTGATTTCCCAAATTTTACAGCACTGCCGTCTAACACGCGCGCGCCCTTGAAACAATCTTCTATCAAACCGCCTAATAGTTGTTGATTACCGCCAGTTCCCTTCGCCGTGACATCATATCCAGCCATTCGCAGAAAGCCGGCAACTGCGCAATTCGTGCAATTGTTTTGACCTTCCAAAGTACTGCGTAATGGGTTCGCCTTGGCTAAGCTTTCGCTTAATGTTTCCTTACTAGCTAAACGTTTTAAACGCGAGGCGCTTTTACCGGCAACATCACTAAACGTTTCTTCGACAGAATCAACATTACCGACAAGTTTATGCTGTTTCATAAAAGTATCGGTAACTATATTTTTGCCTATATTAATGTTGTTGTCAAGTATTCCAGACTGATACAGTTTATATCCGCCGTACGCAGCCAATGCCGTTCCTACGGCAGCAGTCCCAATCTTCAAAGCTCGTTTCTGATTATCCGTAAGGCTATATCTATCGGTACCGCCATCCTTTTTATTGTTTCTTTTATCTTTATCCAGGCTTTTTCGCCAGCCAGCTCGTCGTTCTGAAGCCGAATGATCGGATTCGCCCAATGGATATGGAGGGCCGTTTCTACGTCCCCACTTCTGCCCTAGAATCCCATGATGATAAAGATAAGAAGGACTATAATTACTCATCAGTATCCTCCTGACTATCGAAGTCGGCCTGTATTTTAAGACGCCATTCAAACTCGTTGATCTGCTGCCGAATGACATCAATCACAGCGCCGCTCAAAGGCGGATCAAAAACAAGTTTAACTTTGAGAAACATGTACGATTTGACCAGCTGCAGCTGAGTGCTCTCCGGTATAAAATTTGTCCAGTTTTCGTCTTTGCCGGTTATGGCGAACCCATCTGTCGGTCCAACTCCGAGCTGGTGTAATATCATGAATACGGAGTTTATGTGCATAATCAGATCCGCGTCGAAATGCTCATACTCCTCCGTGATGCCGAGCATCTTTTTTATAGAGGTCAATATACTTTCCATTTTGTTCTCCTAACCTCCAAGCTTGCATGTTAATGCTTCCACGGACAGGTATCATTCTTTGTCCGGAAAGTTGGTCCAAGCATAAGCTGGGACTCGTCACCATAGTGTATGGCATTGTGGGTATTATGAGTTGTGCTGATCAAGTATTCAGGATTCATCAGCATCTCACTTCTTGTCTCCAAATCCCTTTGGGATATCGGGTTCATATGATGGATAAGAATCTTTCCAAATATCTGATAATCTTCAATTCCCAAATCACAGCCGTTGTCCCGCAAGATCACTTGATTTCGAATCGTTCGCCATTCAAGTGACTTATAGAACTGCTGATTCATGTACCGATCGAATCCAAACGTCTCTCTGCCGACGGATCCGCTCAGTTTCAGATACTCAAAGCGTTCTTTGAACGTCGGAAGTGTTATGAGCTCAGAATACGTTCTAATCTTCGTACTCATAGTATTCTTCCTCGTTGGTTTTCCCGCTGTATCGCTTCATCGCCGCTATAACCGCCATATACTGCTCTTCGGTTCTTCGTGCAGCCTCCAGTGTTTCGGTTTTAGCTCTGAGTAATTTCACTTCTTCTTCGAGTTTCTCCCGTTCTCGGCGTTCCCGCATCGATCCGAGCTTGAGATAGTGCGTGATCACCTGTGATGAAGCCGTTCCTTCAAGTAATTGTCGCTCTGCCAGGTCAACCGCGAGCGAAATCATCTTGTTTTCCTGTGCTTCAGGAGTGAGCGCCGGCCTGGTCTTACGAGAAGGGCCGACATTCTTCGTAGTTTTCTTCATTAAGCACCCCGCTCTTAAGACTTTTCTTATAGTTTTGCTGTACTTTTACAGTACTTAAATAGACCCGCAAACAGAAGCAACCACACCAAAGTCGAAAGGAGGAAAGCACTTATCGAACATACAGCTTTGCGGGCCTGTTTAAACACTGCAAATATCTTAAAAACATTTCATCAAATTTTCCCCCGGAGAATTTTTAAAGACCGGGGCGATCATAGAGGGGGTGGTTGTTTTTGAGACCCCCCTCCCCTATGTAATCGACCAGTTACGGTGTTGCTTCGAGATCAACACTCACAGTGTCAGCGAATTTCGAGCAATTATTGGGAATAAAACTCTTCATCAGTCAATTTCTTCTTAACCTTTTTGTAGATATTCAAGAAGTCATATTTGATGATTTCGTCAATTGCGCGCTCAATTTCTTCATTATTCTCTTCATCTGTGAATTGACTTGAAGTTTTAGCAATTCTTGCTAAGTAGCCACAAGAGTTGTATCCTTTTTCGACATCATACAAGAACCATTCGCGAAAGTTATCGAACGGATCAAACGGATTATCGAAAGTCGTTAAAGCTGCAACTTCATGCATAAACGTTTTCTCCTTTCTTTAACTTTCTTTGTATTTGTTTACAGTTGACACTGAAACACCTAAAGCATCAGCAATTTCCTGATTTGTGTAACCAGAAGCTTTCATTGCCTGGAGCTTATTTATTTTAGCTGGGGTCATTGTTTTTGCCGTACGAGGTGTAGCTCTTTTTCTAAGATCATCACCGTCAACATACTTAATAATCTGACGCAATTTGTTTTCTGATATTGCACCAGACTGAATTGCTTCCCATTCACGATCAGAAAGCTTAATCGGCTGTCTTAGTGCGCCGACTCTGATTCGAGCAGAAGTCAGTTCACGTTGAGCAATCTTCTTAAGTTCTTTCTTTTCGATAGCAGGATTGTCCTGTTTTATAGCATCAACACGGGCTTTAGTCATGATCTGGGCGGTGCGCTCTCTAGGGGCGTTTTTAAGTGCCAGGTTGAGCCGGGAGTCAAGAGAATCTGCCTCTTTCTTATAAACTTTATTAGCAGAGGGGGAGTATTCTATACGCCCGGTATTGATCATCTCTTTGCGGGCCGAGTTTGCCATAGCCTTAAGGTTATTGGCATAGTTAGCATAGGCCAGCTCCACAGGGGTACGCCGGTTGGATACAAGGGTCATAGCGTCCGATGTCTCCATCATAGCGTTACTCTTCTGAGTCCTGGTAATTACTTTGCCTTTCTTATTGACATATGTCAGATTGTCAGCTGTTTTCCAGGAAACTGAGCCGTCCTCATTAATAATGGGGCTACCCTGTCTCTTAGGTACTGACCTCTGTGACTTGGCACGGGAGATGATAGTGGCGGCACCTTCGTGATACTTACCGTCTTCCCCTATATGTCCCTGATACTTTCTCTTAAGCTCAGCAATGTGGTTCTCCTTCTCGCTGCGCTTATAGTCCAGGTTATGCTTGTATGCATCAATAACTACCATATTGTGCATTGTCGCCCAGGCAAGTTCCTTTTCGGTCGCACCAAACTGGGTCATATCGCTCAGAAGGTTCGACACAGTGCCCATCTCTTTCTGAACAGCACCCTTGTTCATTCTCTTGTAGGGAACCGAGGTGCTGCCTGGACCGTATTTGTCTTTGGCATCGAAGCCCTCTAAGTCTTTGAGAGGCGGCGTCGACTGGACTTTAACTCTGTCCGATAATGGTATGACCATAACGGTATCACCGTCAAAGTCAGCTCCGGACAGACGATCCGCAGTAGCCTTCGTAATACCGATCGCATCTTTCGGGTTCGTACCAATAACATCTTTGCCTTCCTGCACTTTGTTGTTAACTTTGCAGATAGGGATCTGATAAGTACCCTCATGCGGGAATCTGACAAGAGCTACTCTTTCGCCGTCTCTGTAGTTAGGCGCATAGACCTCGTTATCGTTGATTGTGGTCAAAGGAAGGATGACCTGATAACTCTGACGAGGAAGTGACGCACCCTGCAGATGGACCGCAGCAGAATCGCAGTCATCCGCAAAGGACTTAAGAAGCTCTTTCTTGACCGTCGGATTGGTCAGCGATCTGATCTCCTCAAGTTCCATCTTTTTATCCGCAATGGACAGATTGAGCTGGTTATTAATAAGCTTCATATCCTGCTTAGCAAGGAACTGTGATGGCAGCTTATTCTTCCAGTCCCCCCAGTCTCCTTCATCGCCACGTTTATTGATCAGTGAAAGGTGCTCTTTACCGTCGTCTCCTTCATAATAGCTCTGACCGCCTACTTCTTTGATCAACGACCCAAATGGGTTCTTAGGGTCGTCTGTAATCTGCTTCAATACCGAATGGTCTTTCGGTCCAAGAGCGGGAGTTCCTTTCTTCTTGTTGGTGTTAAACATGACGTCCACGCCATCAGGAAGGTTGTCGGAATATATAGCCATGCCCTTGAGGTAATGAGTACCATCGACCAGGATGCGAACCTGTGCGTAATGACTGTCTCCGAGAGAAAGGTCTTTTACACCTCTACGGATCTCGATCACGCCATCCTTCGCTTCACCACCATCTTCGGCGTAGCGAATAGCCAGTCGCTTTGAGTCCATGCTTGCAGGATATTCAAAGGCTTTTCTGATTTCCCGTCCATTGTCGACAAGGATCTTGTCGTAGTCCTTAAGCGAATGTACGTCTTCGAAGTTGTAAATGTCTTTATGCTGCGTACCGGGAGGACATAACACTTTAAGGTTGGTCTGTCTTCCGGGATTGGTTGCCTGAGGTACGCCACCGCCATAGACCTCGTATCCTTCGGCCTTGAGCAATTCAAGAGCCTGGTCGAATTTCTCTTTGGATACATTGCACTCACGCTCGACACCAGCACCAACATCGATCATACCTTTCTTATTCACAGCTTCTCTGAGATAATCGGCAGTGACCTTTGCGCTGTCCATGCGTGCTTCTGCATTCTCATTGAGAAGCGATCTGATGGAGGATTCACTGTTATAACCCATTTCTTCTGCGATCTGGGTTCGCGTTAAGCCTTTTTCCTGAAGCTCTTTTGCTTTGGCAACTTTGGCTGATCTTTCCTCGTTTTTAGCAAGGGCATAGTAAGCTCTGAACTGAGTGGTTGATAAATTCAAAGACTTGGCAATGGCTGTATCACCTTTGAAGGTTTCGCCAGTATCAGGATCCGTCCAGGTGAATCCTTCTTTACGCATCTTCTTGACACGACTCACGAAATCGCCGCTATGCTGATTGGGATTTTCACCGCTGCCCAATGGATATCTGCCTGATCCACGTCCAGGTGCTCCGTCCATTTTACTGACACCGTAGTGCATTAAGATGTCTTCAGCCACTTTGTTCATCGTTGCTCCCCTTTCTCGATATTACTCACAAAAGAATTGATGGCTACAATCCGATCCATGATCGGAAGAATAACTTCGAAACCCGGATTTGCGATGAGGATGTCATCGGATTGATACAAACGAAGCTCTATCTCCGTCGGCTTCGCTTTGTACTCCAAACAAAAAAGAGCAGCGTATACTTCAAGCTGCTCCATGTGTGCCGGATGGTCACCGGTCTTCAAATCATGAATTTGTAATCGATCATTCCTGTAAGAGATCGTATCGGCAGTGCCGAAAAAGAAATCAGAATAAACAAGTTTCTGTTCCGGTTTCATCTTGAAACTCACACCATCATTGATGTAGTGCTTGACCGTTTCATAAACGATGTCCGGTAAGTAGTTTAGGTGTTGTAGCAACACCAGTCCGTAAGCGAGGTTGTCAAGATGCTTATATTTAGTATAAATATAATTCTCGACAGAATCCTCTAATTTCTTGACTCCGGAAATCCGATGCCCCAACTCAATCTGGGAAGCAGCGAATTCATGGATCTCTGTGCCGATCAACGATCGGTATTGACTTTGGAACTTGTTAATAATTTTGTCGCCATCGTATCGCAGCCATGCGCTTTGACTTGGTGGAAACAAAGCGTGGCCCTCAACATCTGAATGCTCGTTGAAGATCATTAAGTACTTCCTCCTTGTTCTCAGGACATATGAATCTTGAGAAAGACATCTTGTCCATGAGTCCTACATAGTAACTTTGATTTGGTTGCTTCTTAGCCTTGGTGGTTTTCTTGCATTCTAACGTTGCCCATTTGTTTTTGTACAAAACTAAGAGATCGGGTATCCCCTGCAGGTAACCCGAATCGAGTTTCATTACAAGGCATCCTTTAAAAAGCTTTTCAAGTTCTTTTATCAGCTTAGCCTGAAAGTCTCGTTCGAGTTTCGAATTATCAGCCATGGAATATCCTCCTCTAAACAAAAGAGGGGAAGTCGCGTTTATATTCTATCTTCTCCTCATAAAAGGGCGTGTTATTTTTGCGAAGGATTTTTGGGCAAAAATAAAAGGCCCGCCAATAAGCGAGCCCAATTCATATCAATAAGTTTTCAATCGTCATCTAGTTCCCCGTGAACTTCCTCATACATTTCGTATTCATCGTCGTCATCATCGTCCTCGTCATCGTCCTCGTCATCGTCCTCGTCATCAGGAAATATTCCTTCACGTGCGAGGACCTCTTCCTCAGTAGGATATAATTCATCATACTCTTCATCGGTAAAACCATAGTGGTCTAAGTCGTCGGAATTACCACAGTTCGGACACACCAGAGTGTCTTCGTTATCATCTTCGAACTCCATTCGTGCTCCGCATTCTCTGCAGTAATATCCGCCACCATGTAAACCTCTAATCAATGCGTCGTTGAAAAAATCCATTTCTTCATCTCCTTTCTTTAAAATATAATTTTATGAAAGGTAGACAAAGAGCTCTTTATCACTTCCCTTCATAAAAGGGTGTGTAAATTTGAGTAGCTCTACTCAATGGTCACGGAAGTGTCTATTAGTTTCTTTTCGACCCTTGCCATAACATCGACATAATACTTGTAGTCTTCGGCACTCAGATTATCCTCATTATATGAATCAATCTTCGTCGCAAAGTCTGCGTAATCAGACATTAAAGACGTATACTTTGCTAACATGGTGGGATTGGTCGCGTCATACGACTGCATAAAGTCACAATAGTCATTCATGAACGATTCGTAAGAATCCATATATTCTTTGAACTCCGGAGTCACACCGCCAGCGTCGGCGGCAGGAGCTTCAGTCTGCTTGTTTGTCTGCGCCTGAGTAGAAGAGGCCGTCTCCGTTGTCTTTGCAGTTGTCTCCTTCTCAGTTGTCTTTGTCGGTATCACGGACGCGACTTCCGACGGAAGCTTGTCAGCAACCTTGTTGACCATACCATTTTGATATGCGTAATACCCGGCGCCAACAATTATGACAAGCAACAGAAGATTTCTAAAAGCATGACTCTTCTTTTGCTTTGCTCCACACTGAGGACATTTCTTTGCGCTCTTCGCTATCTCCGATCCACAGACCCTGCAGCGAACCAATTTATCACGTGACATTTTTCTTTCTTCCTCCCTTTGATGAAAATTGCAAAATCAGTCCGAAATCATCATACCACACCCCCTCCGAAACGGCAATTATTATGCTTTGCGAAAAGCGGTTATTTATTTTTTTGTACAACAAAAATTGCCCACTTTGCCCACTTTTTTTTGGCTTTATTTTTTATAAAAAAATTTTTTTCTATTACAAAACCATAAAAAAAAGTGGGAAAGTGGGCAGAAAGCCCGGAAACCCGCATAAATACTGGGCAAAACGGCTGCCCACTTTTTTTTCAAAAGTGGGCAAAAACCCAGAAAAGTGGGCAGAAATCTCGATTTTTTGTACAACAAAAATTCAAAATTATTTTTTGTACAACAAAAATTCGCAAATTTTGCCCACTTTTTTCAAATTTTGCCCACTTTTGGCCCTAAAAAGTGGGCAAAAAATCGATTTAATGTACAACAAAAAATCAAATTTTGCCTATTTTTTGTACAACAAAAATTCATTCAAAGACACATATCGTAAAATATTTCAATAGCTCTTCGAACCACTGCACTCTCTGAAATCTGATGGTAAAAAGCAAGCTCTTCAATGTGAGTTTTTTCTTTTTCTGTCAATCTAATGCCCATGTAATACTTTCTACCATTATAACGCTTAGGTCTCCCCCTCTTCTTTTTCTCCTCCAAAATCATCATCCCTTCTTCCATCAAAGACTCTGTCAAGGAACCCTGCAACCGCCATGCTCGGCTTCGAAATCGTTTTGAAAATCCAAATTCCGACCATCACAATGCACCAAAACCACCACACACACAGGTTCATAAAGAATAATACAGGCAGCATATCTTCCCACTCGTCAGGATCCCAATGCAGCATTACACCCGTGCAAAATGTGGCAGCCATGAACCAAAGTACTGTCAAGAGGATGCAGAAACAGGCATGGTACAGCATAAATTCACCCCCTCAAACTCTCTGTTTTCTCTACAGCACTCATAAAATTTGAAAACTCATCAGAGCATTTCGGACAGAAATCAAGATTACCGTTCGTCAGCCAGCCCTCGGGTTTATCCGTATATATATCACCCGTTCCGGTCAATCTCGTTAGCTTTTCAAGAAAAATAGACTCCCCACACCGGTCACAGCACACCAATTTACCTATTCTTTGCATAAATTCACCTCCTCTGCCCTTCTTTCTACCCAAAATACCCAGTAAATTCGAAGTTGATCTTATCATCAGAGCCCAAAACGAGCTTAATTCCGTCCTTGATCTGGCCCAAAAACGACGTTTCAACCAGCTTTCCGTCGACAACGGCCGTCAAATCGACCCTCACGAGCCCATCTGTGTCGATTTTTCTCAAAATATCAAGCTCTTTCTCCATCAACAGCCTCCAGTTCACTGTAATATCTCCTGTTCCAGGCATCGGCAACAACATCGCACGCCTCCTGAGACTTCGATGAGCAGCCATAATCCGAGATTTTTACCCTCCCGGACCGTGCGTTACACACTGTACACCTCACAAAGGCCACTTTCGTGGTCTTCCCATCGATGAAAGCCCGGTGTGACTTCTCCAGATACGCTCTCCCCCCGCAAAACGGACATTTTTTCAGTCTCTTGATCGTAATTCTCATACCAGCAAAGCTCCTTTCTTCCCTGCATTACCCTGTTTCAGACTGTTTTTATCCCTTTCCGCCTTCTTTTTGCGAAGATATAAGTCCCGATCAGCCCTTATAATCGCCACTGCAGCTGTCGGATCGCTATAACCATACTGATTTCTCCAAATTCCAGGCATTATCATGTGCTTTCCTCCTTATTCGTCCATTTTATCGATGTATATTACCGCCAGAACCACAGTCAAAATCACTCCAAACATAATTCCACTGCAAAAAATGAACATTCCGCTCACTGAAATCACCTCCCATCGTCCACAAGATTCAAAATTTGCTTCTTCAGCTCGTTAACTTCCTCATTTTTCGAGATATAAGCCATCAAAATGAAGGGTACACAGAGCTTGAAATCAGGATCATCTCTCTCGCACCACCCACTCTGGCTCGGACAAACCTGTTTGTACGGACATTTCACGCTCATCACCCCCGATCAAGTACAATCCAAGCGGCAAAAGCACCAAACTCATGGTCCCATCACGCAAAATTGCAATAAAAAAGAGCGCCAGCGCTACCAGCGCGACGCCCATGAGACGAATTTTCATACCTCTTTTACCTCCAGACGGATCCCAGCATACTCCCAAAGATCCTTTTTAAGGTCTTCCATCTTAATTTCACCATTCTCATACTGCTCATAATAGTCGAGAACGTGCTGAGTGAACTCCGGAATCCGTTTTTCATAGGACTTAGTCCAGTAATGATCCATCAAAACCTCAAGCGGCAGGGTCAAAAGCAGCACCAGGACCTCACTGAGGACAGCGTCATGCTCTTCCTCACGAGCTTTTCGAATCGCGTCGTCCATGATCAGGTCTAGCTGCTCCCTTGTGACATGGTATACAGCCTCTTTACTCTTCGATTCCCTCTCCTGACGCCGTCTTTCGCTCCTGGTCATCCATCAACATCCTTTCAAACGCCTTCGCAACAATCCTGTACTGTTTGAGCAAGGTCTTATCGCCGGTCATCGTCTCTATAAAGGTTTCGACTCGCTTCCGATTAGCTTCCAGATATAAATCTATATACGAACAATTCGCGCACTTACCGGTCAGTTCAAGTTTTATCGCCATTGTCCGATTCCTCCCCATACAATCTGTCTAATGTCGTTTTGATCGTGTCAAGATAACGTTCGACTGTTTTCCTGGTGCTACTCGACAGTTTCATGGTCTTTTTATGCGCATCATACCACTCAAAGATCTCGTATAGATTGCCTTTAGCGAATGAGAAAGACCACCAATCGCATATCATTTCGATAATGTACTCGATCGGCATGTCGAGGCAAATATAATTCCTCCCGGTCGACGGATCGTCTTCCAGCAAGACCCAATACTGCCAATGGTGTGGATTATGATGAATATGATGCAGCCAGGCTCTGTTGAAATCCTCTACAACCTTATGAGACCGGTTATTACCATAGAAATAAGCGTCGTATGCGTTGTATTCCTCTGCGTCTGTCTTCGAAGCGTCATGCACGCGAATGAGATTCCCCGTATTTAGATTGCATTCCCCTGTATTGTCACAAAGCCACATATAAGCTGCCTCTACCCCGGCTTTATGCCTTTTTAAATACTCATCATACTGATAACTCATCGGCTCCCTCACTTTCTACAAAAAATACAAGAGGCATCTGAGCCTCCACAACGTGCAGGTATCGCTTTCTCGTTTCATTCATGACATACATACCCGCCATTAACCTGATTTTTAAATCACTCATCTAAACGTCCCTCCTACTTTCAACTCAAACACGAGCATTGCTACCCACCACATAAGGCAAGGAATCTTGATAACCGTCCAGAAGTTCCTGTTGTTCATCTCAAAATCCAGAGTCAGTGTGACAGTCAAAAATAGAATCCATAACGCGTAGCAAATCAGCCGCATTGTATCCATCAAAACGCCTCCTCATCCAGATGATCTTTCAGAGCCTTCTTGACCGGGAATATAATACCCTCGGCCTCCGGCAGCTCCTCGATCCACGCACAGAAGTCATGCCACTCATCGAGCTTATGGTTCTTGCGGGACTTGTAGATGTTGGCGAGAACTTCATAACTCAGCATCAAAGTCCGTTTCTGGTTATAGCTGCTCGGAAGAAGCTGGATCATCTGCCACCAGTATTTCTTGTCATGGGTCTTGAGGAATAAATCGCGATAATGGTTAAGAATATTGCAAATCATTTCTACAAAACCTGTTGAAGTAAAATATATTTTGCAGCCGTCTACAGTAACAGCAGACAGCGCCGGATCTTTTTCAAAGGGAACGCTCTTGTCTCCGTTTATAACGTCCAAATCGTTAAACAAATGCTCCGTCGAGAAGTCGTCCAGAGTAAACTCCTTAGCAGCGATCTTATGCATGGTCGAGCAGGAATTAGCGACTGTCCCTACCTTGTACGTGTCCGCCTCTTTCCACCAGTACAAAGGTGCCGTCACATCGCAAGTTACAACAATCATGCGCCTGTACTTGGCGTGATCTGTGCCGGCCGCAGCAAGCTTGTGCATAAGCCTCCGGTCGGCCTCCCCGAGGACAAACGCCCCCGGGTGCTTACCACCAATAAGACTGTCGGACTTATCCCACGAATTCATCGGGTTACGCATACCCCTCACCGCCGGGATCCAGCCAGTTACATCTGTTTTTTCAATTTTTATCATTTGATGTCGCCTCCTTCGTATCTGGTTTTTTAAGCCATACCTTACTAAAGCCTCCTGCGATCAGGATGACCACGCATCCAATCCCGACAGAGCCTTCGTTCTTGATACCATGTGCCGCCTCAATGCTCTTCATGCAGCTGACTCCGGCAGCATACACACCCGCCACAAGGAATTCCGGGTTGTTTGTGATAAGAAAGCTGATTCCTTCTTTAATTGTTGTTGGTTGTTTCATCGTACGATACCTCCATTTCTTAATTTATTAGCTCTGCATTGCAGCTTCGTACTTGATTTTGTCGATTTTGCCTGTTTAACCACTACGTTGTTAAGGTGTCGACGGCGTGCAATATCATCGAGTTTGTGCGTTAGCGTTTCTTTTTCATTGGAAGCTTTTATTTCGGCCTTCCAATCTATATACCTTTGACACGTATCATGGCAGGCCAACACTCTGTCTTTACAGTTTTTGCATGGCGGCTGTGTTTTATACACATATTTGTTAAATCCGTTACTCATCATTCAATTTCCTTTCCGCATATGTAACGAACACATCAGTAATCTCGTCGTACATCCGCTTATAAGCGTCAAAATCTTCACCAACGCCGTAGAGATCTGATCCGGGAGCAGCAAGCGTGCCTTTGGAGTTTGGCTTTAAATTTACAAACGCCACATCACAAAGTTTAAAGATGGAGGCTTCTATATTTCTAACCAGCCTACCACGGTTATTGTCGCAAGCCGTATCTGTAAGCACATCGCCAAAATTATTCAGAACAAGTGCGCCAACGAGATCGTACAATTCCGCACTTCTCGGTCCATACACTGATGCTTTACAAGGCTTATTTCTACTTTCTTTTTCCTTTTTGATAAGTTTTTCCAAATTGTGCAGTTCTTCTGTGCTTAACGTTTTGAGATCAATCATCGCTCATCTTCCTTTCCGCAAAAACAAAAGAGCCCTCTCACGAGAGCTCAAAACCTTGATCTTTCAATTTGGCATACCCAACATAATCGCCATACATCCGCAATGGCATGTTCCGCACTTCCAGCAGCTCATTGAGCGTAATAATGTCGCCTTCTTTTTTAAGCGGTTTTCCATTTAAAGCTGCGAAAAAGTTATACATAGTCAAAGCCGCTTGATAGGTCATGTTTTCCATTGGTTTGCCTCCTTTCCATAAAAGAGACTGTTAATATAGCGAACAAAAACAAAAGAGCCCTCTTGCGAGAGCTCAAATAATGATACAGATATACTTCAGCGACCAATGCGTCGCCAAAACTTCGCGTTCCATCGCCTTTCTGTGAAATACTGGATCATGTCCAGTAAAGATCCGTAGGCGATTTCATACGGCATGAAATTATTAAGCCATTTACGCATTTCCTTTCCTCCCTTCTGAAATATAAATTGTTCCACAAAAGCCTCTGTAATTTTCGCGTCCAAACGCATATTTATACATTCATTTGTCATACACTGCGTTTTTATACACTTTTTATTCATTTATCTCTATATTTATACTGCTTAGCGTAATGGTATTTGTTGTACTTATCCGATATCTTCTTGAGCCTTATCGCGTTCATGTTGTCGACATGTTCACGATACTCTTTATATTCTGCACAGGAACTATGACACCCGACTTCTCTCCGCCCACAGCCTTGACAAGGTCCCTGTATCGCAAAACCGATCTTCATAGCTCTCCCCTTCAAAAACAAAAGGACCCTCTGTTTCCAGAGAGCCCTCTTCGGATCATTTAGTTACAGGTATGATAGTGATGTAAAACTTGGATAAAATATTTTTTCCGTTCATTAACATCCCGCCGATATCACAAACCTCTGTCGAGTAAAGTCGAACAAAGGTGGCTTCACGCTTATTTATCTTCTTGAGAATGTCGTCCTGCTTACGACGAATGAAGTTGCAGTATTTGGTTCCACCAAAGTCTTTGAGCTCATCATGCTCATCAACTTCGTTGTCGCCAAACTCCTCGTTCCACTTGTCGTAATGAGGGTTAAGCTCATCACAAGCAATGTTGCGTAACCTCATGTACTCTGATTCAACCAGCTGCCTTAGAGCGTTTGCTTTTTCAAGCGCCGGGTTGTCATAATGAAATCGTACTTTATAAGTTGTTTCCATAATTATCTCCTTTCTGAACTATAACATTGTTCCATAAAAGAGACTGTATATTTGACGGACAAAAGCAAAAGGACCCTCTGTTTCCAGAGAGCCCCGACTTTGGTTACAATTACTTCAGTCTTGGTACATAATCTTCTTTCGCCCGAAACCAGTCTTCAGCATATTGTTCTAATTCCAATTTTCCGTTATCAGCCATATTGCAAATATCAATTATCTCTTCATCGGTTAATTCGCCAATCCCTTCAAGCCATTTCTTGAAGTCGCCTCGGCGGAATCTTTGACCGTACTTCGACATGATCTTTACGTATGAAGCAATAAATCTGGAATAATAAATTGTGCCAACAAGTTTGTTTTCGAAACCCATACATATATCTCCTTTCCGAACTATAACATTGTTCCATAACAGCCCATGCAATACCTGCGTCACATCTTACCCTCGACAAACTTCGTCTCATTGAACTTCTTCTTATTATGCAGAGCTCTGCTGATCGCCACATCAATACCACTGCGACTCTTCAAATGGTAGTAATATAAATCGGTGAATGGTGTATTCAGTCTGTCAATCCGGCCGCTGCTCTGCACCATAACTTTGTACGAATAGTTCTGAGAGTAGAATATAATTGTGTCGGTCAGGACGCAGTTCCAGCCCTCGGCCCCTGCGTTATACTGGACAAGGTAAATCCAACAGTCACCATCAGGTATGGGCTGATGCTTATGACCATTCCACTCAGCCACCTCAATACAATGGCAGTAATACTTCGCAAGATCCTTGAGCAACTCCAGCTCGTAGTCGAAGTTGTAAAAAATAATAGCCTTTGGATGTTTTTCAAGGATCTCCATAACGGCCGCCTGCCTGCTCTGATCGGAATTCACAACCTTCCTCAAAGCATAGCAGAACTCACCGGCGTTCTTGATGGGCTTGTTATCCCAGATATTCCATCGTTCTCTGCAAATATCCTTGTACTGCCTGACGTTGTAGTCGACATAGATATCCTCATGATGCGAGACAGTCTCTCTTCTGAAATTCATATTCACAAGAATATTGTTCCGAAGCCTGATCAGCCTGCCTGTATTCAAATATCTTTCAACCTTCGGATACTTACAAAACCGGCTGTACACGATATGCTCACGCGTAAACTCTGTTCGGTTCTTGAAGAAGCCGTTTGCAACGAAGACGGGGATGTAATCCTGCCATGTATCCCCAGGGGTAGCCGACAGCAGGATCCAAAAATTATTCTTCGCAATCTTTAAGAAAGATTTGACCCACTGGCCGGATCCGACGACACGCTGCTCGTCAAATATAAAAAAGGCTCCTGACACATCGCTGTATTTTTTGATGTTATTCCAGGAGTCTATGACGATTTTATTCTTATAGGCGCTTGCATCGGGATTTGTAGAGAGCAGGAAGGGCGCCAGCTCACCCTCCCACTCGCAGGTATCCCGTTTACGCGCCGTCGTGATGATGTACAGATCCGCAGGGTTTTCAGCCATGGGTACATACTCGTCGGTGCCCAGTTTCCCGCCATTGCAGATATAATAATACGCAAGAGCTGTCCTGGACTTGCCGCTGCCTACACCGCCGCAGAGAATACATCCTCGTTTCATCTTTTTTACGGCCTCAAGCTGGTAATCCCGTAAACTTATTCCTGCCATCACTTCTCTTTCATCATATTCAGCAGAGCTATGTATGATGCTCGCAGACTCTCGATTTCGTCAGCAGCGTCCTCAAGGATTTTCGCCTCATCCGCTGCTTCGCCCATCGGCACCATCTTCAGTTCGCTTGCGAGACACCTGCATCGCTCGACTGTTGTCATATCTTTTAGAGACTCTCTCATTTTTCTTCTCCTCGAAATATAAAGGCTTTTCCGTGTCCTGCCGTGCGCCACAGGCAAGACAGTCATTGCAGGGGTCGAACCACTCCTTCCGACCCCCGTATTTGCAGTCCGGACAATATTTGTCAAAGCGGACTTCTTTTTCGTTTATCATCAAACCCACCTCACTCGAACGGAGCTTCTTCCGGGGCTTCGTATTCTGCGTATTTGTCAGCCCATTTGCTGGTTTCCAGGACAACATGCATCTCCTTCAGGTAGGCTTTGATATGCCACTCGCCTGTCTCGTCATCAAGCCACCAACGCGGTCTGATGGTGAAATCGCAGGACTGGATAGCTGCTGTGTCCAGATATCCGGCCTGGTCCTCTGAGAGCTGAGTCTTTACACGACCTGAGTAGGTGAAGATCTGTGCAGGCGGAATGTTCGGGAATGATCTGAAGCTGACGGTGACCTGCAGTCTGTACTCCGGCTCCTGTCCTTCTTCGCGAGGCGGTCTTACTCTCACATTCCAACCATCGTCCGTCAAAGCCTGGGCCAGATCAGGATCCTCAATAACCCAGTTGAAATTCCGGTCACCTTCCCGGTTGTATCTGGAACCAACGCCGCTGAAGTTCTTAAAAATAATTCTTCCGTTTTCAACATCGATCGGTAATACTGTGTGCTTATTCATTCTCAATTTCTCCTTTTTCTTTGAATTCTTTCATACGCTTTTCCCAACGCAGTGTTTTGAGACTTTCGTATTTCTGTACTTCGTTTCTGCTGATGACGCCTGCTTTGATCAAGGCATCAATTGCTACTTTTGTGTCTGATGTCTCTTCGTTCAGATGGTCGAAGAGTTCTTTCTTGGTTGCTGGCGTGGGGTTTTCATTGCGGATCTTCCGCGCAAGCTTAAGACAAGCCTGCGCAAGTTCCGTGCATTCTTCGGCGCACTGCTCCAGCATGGCAGGTACGCCGATTTCGTTCACAAGGTTCATACTTCTCCTTTCCGATTAGTCTGGATCAAATGGTAATACTTCGTTTTCGGTGACCGGGACATTCATAAACTCAGGCATGGCCGGTGGTATCGGTCCGCCGTTTACAAAGTTGTCAAAGTCGCCGTATTTCGAGATGGTGGCAACGGCCTCATCACAAAGCCTGTCATAATAGCTTCGATCGATGTCGTCCTCTTTTCCGAGTTCTTTCACCATCTCTGACTCAAGCCACCGATAGCCTTTTGTACCTGTGACAGCATAATATTTACCATCCTGAACCCGATACAATACTCCTCCTCCTTTTCCGGGTTTGATGGGGCAGAACTGTCCGACTCTGCCTACGAAAATATAGTTGTGGCCCTCGGCTATCTTGGGCTCCAGTTCGCTTTTGATCTTGTCGAAGGTGGTATCCGACATAAGACCCTTCTTAAATTTGTCAGCCGCCCTTTCAAGATCTTTCTCGTATTCGCTGACATCCGGCAGATCCTCATTCATGTCAATAAAAATAGACCCCTTGACAACCGATTTGGTTTCACAGAGGTCTTTAAATTCTATTGGTTCCTTGCTGAATAAGGTTTTGAATACGTATGGCACCTGGAACTGAGTTGCTTTCGGTATCCATAAGCCAGGCGTATCCGGATCGTCTTCCGCGCATTTGGCGATAAATGTTGACGCATTAACCAGGCATATTCGTTCGAAAACATTCTCAATTTCGAAATTGTAACCGTATTTTTTTCCGAACTCTTTTACAAAAGCTATGATGCTGTCGTCAGCGTTTACGATTTTTATCGAGTCCGTCTTGATGCTTATAGGCATGTATTCGCGTTTGATAACTTCATCTCGAAGAGTAACCATGAATAAGGCCCCTCTAAGGGCGACGATATTGTTTTTATTTCTGGCGTCGTGAAACGGATTATCAAACGATGCGGATGTAAGGCCATACACACTATTGACGCTGATCTTGAGAGCTCCTGAAAGTCCTTTAGTCATTTCGGGATCGTTTAAATATTTCGCGACTTTGCCGTTCAGCATGGTTTTCGCGGTTTCCAGATCGCCATGCTTAATGCATGTTCTCAGATCAACCAACTCCTTGTATCTCGCGGTCTTATCGCCAAAACAGTTCATAGCGATAGTGCTTGAGGGATGCTGTCCACTTATGTCAAGAACAACGGTTCTCCCATACATTCCAGGCTTATAATACACGTATCCGCCAAACCCAACGTCTTCCCCTCGGAATATATTGTGATATTTACCGTCCTCAAGCCGTTTGAATTCGTATCCGGGAAAAGAGTTAATAATTCCAGCCGTTTGAGTCGTCATATAACAATCTCTCCTCTCCATCTTTTTGGTTTGTCTCCGATATACCAATAACAACCATACCCAGTCGGATAATGTTTTTTACATCTAAACGTTCTGACTCGTCCTTTGTTGCTAACTTGATATCCGGAAAAACCTTTTATGTCTTTCCATATTTCTCTCATAGTCGCCCCACTAATATTGCTCGCCTGTGGCGAGGTTTGTATAAATCAATTTTGGATGTTTTTCATTTCCAAATATAATTTTGGTTGTGAGAGTGTTGGTGGTATCGTTCGGAGTTCCGCCAGCCAATTCGGCCAAAATCTTTCTTGCCACAAAGTCGGCTTTCCTTTCATTAAACACCGCTTCGGTTGCCAGCACGTCGTTATCACAGTACTCAGCTACCTTCGGCCATAATTCCTCAGGCACGGGCTGATCCCAAGGTAAACCAAGCTCCTGATGATGGATACCCAGTTCAATTTCCCATTTCTTGAGAGACTGCTTCTTTGAACAGAAGTCGTATACATCCGTATAGCTGATGTTATATGCCTCGCCAAAGAACGGCTTATCCTTATCAGAGTCACTGTTAATGATTTTACTGGACAGTTCGTAAAGCTGATAATTGCTGTAGCCGATCAGCCTTGCGTACAGAATATGATTGTCGTACTTCCTGCAGTTAAAACCCACAAGGTTAAAACGAATCAGCTCCTCAATCTCCGCCGGACCCGGGTTGATCATCCGAACGACAGGCTTCCCCTCCCCGGCAATTTTCCAGTTGACAAGGAACAGGTTCGGAAATACCTCAACGTCATAAAAGACAAGGTCGGCCGTTGCATCGTCAACGTTCTCGGCTTCCTTCTTCGATTTGAAGTGCATTTTCTTCATGGCGTCGAGGCAATAATCAGCATGGTGTGTACTGCCGGCTGCAAATGAGAATATATCACCCTGCATGTCAGTCACATCATACTCAAGATCACTCTTGTACGCGTCATCAAGAATTTTCACAATAAAATCGATGGAAGGTTTCGTACCAGGATGGACTTCCTTATTCAGGTTTTTCAAAAGGATCCGCCGAAGTCCCGCTTCGCTTTTTATTCTGTCACCATTTACCACAATATCTCCTTTCTTCTTTTTTGGCAGACCGGAGCTTATGGTTGCAATCGGCATCCGGTTGCATTTTGACAGCCTTCTCCGAAGAGAAGCTTTTCCTGAAAAGACCTTAATCTCAATGCCTGGCGCATACAGACGTTCAAGCATCTCCACATCGCCTGTGTAAATATAATGCAGATGAATGCCTGCTCCGCCCTTGCTGATCTCGGCATAAGTCGGTGGCCACTTATTCGCCTCAGCCAGATTCAGTTCAAGGGACTTGTTACCGTTCTCGTCCTTCAGATCAAAGTCAATAACCACATGGTTGTCAGGCAGCAATACGTAATGCACAAGCGATGTATCAATGTCAGACAACTTTGTCCGTACATTCTCCCATTTCCAACGAGGCTTATCCTCTTCGTCGGCAAGCTGTGCAATACAATCCGCGTATTCCTTGTCGAAGATAGAGTCAGTCGCCTCGAAAATAATGCTGTACGGTTTTTCTTCTTCCTCCTGCTCCGGCTCATCGGCTGTCCGATTCTCGAACTTATCCGCTCTGAACCCGATATACCGGTTTCTGACCCGCGTACCATCCTCCAAAACATCTCGATCCTTAAACTCCTGGAAGTAGTTCTTCAGTTCTTCCTTGAACGGGCGTAAAGAATATGGATAGGGCACTTTTGCATCATCGCAATACGTCTTATACATCTCCCATGCGGCCTTCAAAGTAGTCGCGTCTTCTTTCTTGAAGAAATAATAGGAGTCGATGATAAAATTGTAGAAGTCGTTGGAGGCACCCATCATGTTGACGGGGATATAACTGTCATACCGATCAGGTTTTGCTTTGTATACATCCAGACAATGCTTTGCAATAGCACCCAACTCAAAGTCAATATTCTTCATAATCCGGTGGTATTCCTTCGCATTGAGTTTTTCGCCGGTCGGTGACACGTCAATAAGTCGTCTGATCAGACCAGACTTTGCATCTGTAATCTTCACCGGCTTATTCGTACCCATGAAAAGGAAACACTTAAAACGGTTTGAATATAATGACTTGTGTTTTTCGTTGATCGTCATTTCTTCGTGAGAGACGAGGCTGTTTAAACGGGTGTTATCCTCAATTCTCGACAGGTCACCATCGTGCTGGATCGCCACAAGCGGATTCATTTTAAATGGCTCCAACGCAAACGCATCATGCGCCGACCCAATACTCTTCGCATCGAAGACGGTGTAATATCCTTCGAACAGCTTCTGGATAATATTAAGAACCGTTGACTTACCGGTTCCCATCGCTCCATAAAAGACCATAAACTTCTGGATATACTTCGAGTCCCCGGAGACGATCGCCCCAATAGCCCATTCAATTTTTTGTCTTTCTTCGGGAGAATATAAAACAGACATGAGACGATCGTAGCTGGAGATGTCGCCATCTTCCAAAGGATAAGGAAGGCGTTTGCTGGCATAATCCTCTTTGCGAGGTTTGGTGTTTGAGAATATAAGATTTTCGTCGAGCATATGAAACGAGTCGCGAAGCTGTCTCTGACAATACTTGTGCCACACATCTATCATGCCGGTTCCGGAGTCCCACATATGCAGGACCCGGATGTTATCGGCTTTTCGCTCAAGTTTTTCTCTGTTTTCCTCGACGTATTTGTCGAGCTCATGGTCTATCAGCTGAAGGGCGGCCCCCTCGTCAGTAGACCACAATCCGAGTTCCTCAATCCAGACAGCATAAAAGTCACCGCCTCGTATCATGAGGTCTGTGCTTTTCCTGACTGTCGGGATGATGAATTTCGGATAGACCTCTATCACGTCTTTTGACTTTCGTGTAGAAATCATCAAAAAATCCATCATCGCATCATTCTTCCTCCCTGCTTTCCTTTAATTCTTTGAGCTGTCTGTTCGTTTCGCGGAGCTTGTGCTCAAGTGCCTTCACCTGGAGCTGCGTAAAACCCCACATCACAAGACCTCCGATCGCGACGTTTGTGATCCTGGTGTCGAGCTTCTTGATTCTACGAACGTTAACCATCATGTTTTTATTGCAAACATCAACAACATCCTGTAAAGAATTAATCAAAATAGCGCGCATATTATTCTCCTTTTTGAATGCAATCATTGAGGTGCCACATCATCTGGCACCATATCTCTTCGTTTCGCATATCCAGACCCGGTGCGTCTTCGAACGTAAACAGTCCGCCATGGCCGTTCGGTTCGTATTCATGTCTTAAAAACTTCTTAATGACGTGCTCTACCTTACGTCGGTTAAAATAACGGTCCGTCATTCCGCTCAGTCCAAGACTATTAATCATTTCCCAGAACCATCGTCCTGTGCGATTTCCGATATCCTGATCCGACATAAAGTCTTCTTCACATCTCAAAGCCAGCGCCGCCATCATCTCAAGCACGGAGCACGGCTTGCTATCTAAGAGCTTTGCGACTCTGGCCTGTTTGTCGTTTGTTTCCCAGCAGAACCTGTAACGCAAATCGACCCCGTCTTCGAACCGATTACCATCCATCGGGATTTCATAAGTGAAATCAATCGAAAACAGGGTCGCAAGCAATTTGCTGTAGTTACGATGTCTGCCGTCCGATACCAACTTGACAATCCAGTCAAAGTATCGATCGACTAATGTCTTCATTTATTTAACTCTATACCTCGCTTTCTTGTAATATTCCTCAAAAGGCTCAAGGTCTCTGAGGATCTCATAGTCGCAATTCCGCTGGTCGTTACGAATATAAACGGCGTTACGCTTTGTGTCGCTGAAATAGGACTCAAAGTTCAGCCCGACAGAGGCCATGATATCATCGTCGTCCATCGGATCGCCGACATCATCAGCAAGAATGCCATCAGCGTAATAAGTCAGGCTGATTTTCTCGTATTCGTACTCGTCGTCGAACTCGTCCGGAGAGATCTCATAGGGGTCATTGTCTGATTTGTTTTCGTCCTGATCGTACCCGTATTTTTTGAGCAGTTCCTCGTAACGCTGCTGCGCTCTTTTCTCAAGTTCAGCTTCTTCATGTTCGTGGCTTTTTGCGGGTTCTTCTTTTTCGGGCTCCTCTTTGTCTGAAAGATCGATCGGGATCTCCTCGTATTCAACTTTCATGAGATTATATGTCACGATCGAGCCGATAATGGCTCCGCTTATTAAACCTACAAGATAATAAAAGCCTTTCATCATTCTTCCCCCATATTCATAGTCATGGTGGTCAATGCAAGTCCACCGAACAGTAAAGATACACTGAGTAAGATTCCGCCAACAATATGGCGTTTTCTCTTTGTGTCGAGCGTTATGTCCAAAATGCTTACAACCGTTTCGATTACATCCATACTGTCATCAACCCTTTCTTTCGACCAGGACAGCGAGTCCTGTGATGAAGCAGATTCCGGAGAGGGCCGATAAGACATATGATACGAATATTGTTCCTCCACTCATGTTGGCCTCCTTTCAAATATAAAAAAGCCACGGGAAATCCAGAATATCTCGCTCTGGAATCCCGCAGCCTACACTTCACACCATCCGTTCGTAGATGCAGCCATCCACATTGAAGTCGATCGAGTACGCAAGCTCGCGTCCGCCGTCTTCTGTCGGCAGATATACCTTGTGAATGTTGAAATCCACAAAGTTGTCGCCAACAGGATTCGCTTCGTCATATACCCATCCGACAACCATGCCGGCCTTCGTGTGTTTGAAGCCGAGCATCTCATACACCTCATTCAAGGTAAGACTCTTATTGGCACGCAGTTTATCGTTTGCGAAATTCTGCTGCGCCTTTAAGAACATCTCGTTATAGGCAGGGTTCTTTTCCCAATACGGGTTGCCCTTGGCGAAGTACTTGACGTAATCACTCTCGGTGTTCGGATCAGCAACGTCGACCGTCTTTTTAACTTTCTTTTCTTTACCGTTCTCATCTACGACGGTCTCTTCGATCTTCTCCTGTTTAATGTTGTGCAGTAACTGATTGTCCACCTCCTCTCCAAATCGCTCTACCACACGTGAGCGGTACTCGTCAAAGCTCTTCTCCACTGCTGCATATGCCGCTGCAATGGCTGCATTCCGCTTCTTCAGGATGTTATTAGAGGTAAGGATCGACGCGAGGGCAATAGCTCCGACCATGACAGCCGGGACGTAAAGCTTCACGTATTTGATCTTGGTGCTGATCTTGATCACTTTCTCTTTTTTCACAAGAGTTTCTTCCGGGAGATCATTTTCCTCGGCTTCTTTCTTGCATTCCTCAAGGAGTTCCTTTTCCTCCTCTTTGATCTTGCTGAGCTTCGTTGTGGCTTTGCACGCCATGACGGCCGCAACAACAGTGCCGACTGCTCCGAATATCACAAGAGCTTCCGGAGAATGCTTGTCGCATTTGAAAGCTACTTTATTTGCTGCTGTTAACGCATTATTGATGAATGCAGGGATTTTCATTATTAATTTTCTCCTTTCTTTGCAAGAGTTTCAATTAACTCGTAAATATAATTTCTGCTGCTGTCGAAATCCATATCCTTTGCCAGCTTCGATAAAGCCGAAATCGCAAAGTTGATCGTATCCTCTTCGACGTCATTGTAACGAAGAACGATCCTGGTGATTCTGTTGGCAGCATCTTTTCTACTTCTGTCAAAATCAAAATTAGCCGCGCCATCCATAATAGAGGCAATAGCTGTCTCGATGCTGTTATGGCAAAACAGATTGGTTGTGAAATCAGCGCTGGTATACGCTTTTCCACGAGGGTATCTGGGGCTAATATTGATCGGTACCTTAGCGATTTTGCAGATGCCAATAAGCACGGCTGAGCCGATGGCACTGACGATAACCTCTCTGTTATCGCTGCAAATATCACAAACGGTCTTCTTAATCGACTCAGTATTGATGTTAATTTTCATTTTTTAATCCTTTCCGCAGCGGCTTTGGCTGCATCTTCAATTGTTTTATCGTGATTCCCGAGCCATGCGTTTTTCTTGCGCTGCTTGTCGAGAAGCTCTCCCCCGCACGCAGCATATCCGGCTAGATCCACAAAGCTGTCGTCTGTACCTCCGCCATTTGAGATCCGTGCGATCTTGAGAAGAGCCATCATCGCTGCTACATCAACGGCGGTAATACTAAACGGATGGCCGAGGTATGTATTCCACAGGCATGCGATTTTTGAAAAGTTGTCTTCCGGTGTCCCATAATCCTGTTCTCGCTGCCCGTTTACACACTCATCCGCCTTCTGCAATATTTCTTTTCTTGTCATTCTTTCCTCCTTAGTCTAAAGCCATGGCCTTCGGCAGCTTAATCAGGTAACCGTCAGCGGTGCTGATTATTCCTGCATTACGAAGGTCGCTCCAACCATATTTATTATCGGTATATGAGCTTTTCATGCCGACCATGTCGTAAAAATCGGCAATACTGAGGACACCATACCGTTTGATCGCATCCTCCATCGACCTCAACAAAGCTTCAGCCTCGCCCCGGTTGTCGATGATGATGTTGTTGTAATTACCGTTCATCTGGTAAGAAGGTTCAACGCTCCGATCATCCGGGTTTTCGTAATACTTTCGGTACGATACCTTTGTACCGTTGTGCTGTCTGTCGTTTTTGGCCTTCTTACCATAGAGAATCATATTGACAGTGTCGCTGAGTCCTCTCTTGATCGAGGGAATAATAACATCAGTCATGATCGTTCTCTTGATGGTTTCAGGATCCTCCTGCACGAGGACATCCAGGATTTTCTGAAGCGGCTTCCTTTTCCGCACCTTGGCTGAGCTAACTACTCGCTCGATCTTTTTCTCCGGAGACTGCTCCTTTTTATGATCAACGCTCTTCGAGCGATACGAATTCGATTTGTATTCGTCCATTCATTTCCTCCTTTCTAAGAGACCTTTTCAAGTTTTCCCGGTAATATAATTTTTGTGCCGGGTATTCTGTTGTTTCGTTTCTTCCATCTATATGCAAGATTGCTTTTCGCTTTGCCCGGTGATGTCGCCATTGTTTCGGCTTCCCATTTGTCCTGCACGCAGCGATCGAATTCCATAACCGGTCCGCGATATATGTATTTATCCATAGACACCTCGCAAACAAAAAAGAGAAGCACCTGCGTTTTGCAGATGCCTCTCGGCGAATTACTGTTCTTCCTCCTTTCCATCGTCGGTCTTGTCCGGAACTTCGTCAAGATCAACAAAGTCTACATCTACGGGTTCCCCGGCTTTCTTATTCTCCTCCTTTCTTTTCTTTCTGGCCGACCATTTCGCCTTCGCCTTCGCGACGATAGGCTTACCGAATTTGTCGTAACCTGCTTTAAGCAGGAATCCGCCAATTCCGGCAGCACCCATCAATGTCGCCAAAGCGATTGTCCCACGATCAATGCCTCCAGAACTTTCAGTTGTTTCAGTAGTCTGATTAACCTCATTGTTGAGTTCTTCGTTTCTCATTTCTTCGTTTTCCATTTTTTCCTCCTTTGGAATTTGAATTATAGTCTTCATAAAACTGCTTGTTTTTTTCGCGAATCAATGCAAGGATCTGAAATCCGGCCTTGGGGCTATCCGATAGTCGACGACCAGGCACGGTACGCCGTCCTCATCAAGCTGAGCACTGAACTCCATGTCGATCAGTCCGTCCTCGATATACCACCCGATGTCGTCACCATCTTTTACCGGGGAAAGCCCTATCTCGTAGTAGTATTCGTTCAAAGAAATAAACATCTCGCTGAGAAGGCGTTTATTCAATTCATTCTCAACCCGTCTCAGCTTTTCAATATCGGACTTAAACCTTCTGGCTCTGAAAGTATCGAAGCATCTGGTTTCGCCTCCACCGGTAATGATTATTTCTTTATTGACCAGAGGTTCCCGCTCAAGATGTTCTTTTGCGATAGCATCTCTCACATCCCGCTCTTTTTTCTCGCCGACGGTCTCGATCACCTTTTCCTGGTATTCTTTGAGCGCCGTCTCGGTCATGGTGTAAGCGGTCGCGAGTGCTGTATTGCGTCTTTTGTTGATGGACTGTCCACCAATGATGCAAGCTGATGACGCCACACCAGATAATGCCGTCGGGACATAGCACGTCCAAGTAGCTTTGACTGTATCTGCCGTAGACAATTTATCGGTTTTCAGTTCCTTCTTCTTTTTCTCGATCCTCTCCATCGCCTTCGGTGTAGCTCTGACTGCGAGCACAACGGTTAACAGCATCCCGGCAAGACCAAGACCCGTCAGAATCTCCGGACTGTTCTTCTTATAGCCATTAACCAATGATTTACTGGCCTCTGTGGCACATTTCAAAAAGCTCATACTCATTCCCCTTCTAAATATGAATAATCATCGTTTAATACATCCACCGCACAGAGCCCTATGTCATATGCGATGGAGAATATAAAACTGTTTTTGTTATCGACTGTAGACAGCTCATCCATCGTCTTGCAGAATTTCTCGACAACAATGCTCGGCGGCTCTGGCGACTCAATGATTTCGCTCATAAGCTCCTGCAGCGCCCATCTCTGATAAGACAGATTTACAAAGCGCAGGGTTTTCATACCCACTTTCGGTTCATCGAGATAGTCTTCGCCGAACTTTTTCAATTTAGACAGGACGAGCTGCTTGTATGTCATACCGTCCTCCTTTCTCAAAAATAAAAGAGCCCTTTTCAGGACTCTTCATCTTTTTTGTTTTCGTTTTCTTTTTTCGCCAGCTCGTCTCTGACGATTTCTCGCACCTGCTCCTCGGCCGCTTTGCTACCAGCCCAGTCACACAGCATCGACGCCGCGAAACCAAGAGCTGATCCGCCAAGACCGACGAGCCTCATGACATTTTTATTCATCATTCTTCCGAGCTACCTCCTTTCATAACACAAGGTGAAATTTTTGCGAATGAAAACTGAAACTGTAAATATGATTGCTGAGCACGTCGGATGGATCGAGAGTCTTGTTCACTTCCTCGACTATGTCTCTCAGAAACGCTGGATTCTCAATGTCCTCCGCCGGCACAAACATCAGCTCATGAATGCTTGAGGGAATCACGTAATACTCTCCTGCCGGTAGACCCGAGATATACTCCGGATAAAGCATCAATACGCCTCCGTTATACATATCTTTTGAACCGACTACGTAAATCGGCGTAGACGAATCCATGTCAAACGGCAAGAATACGTTGTTTACACTGTAGAGTATCTCATCCAGCAAACGCACACAAACATCCATGTTTCGAATGGTGTTCGTGTATGCCATATCATAGAGCAAATCGAAGCTGACTCCCAGGAACTCCAGAGCATCGTTCTTCACTGTCGCCACGCACTTTGACCCATCAGGAAAATCGCCAAAGTTAATCTTGATGATTACGGCGATATCCGGGAATGGTAGCAGGCGATGCGGTACCTCTTTGAGCATCTCAACGTTGTTGTCATAGTTTACGAGTTGCAAAAACGTTCTACCGGGAATATCCTCCTTTCGAATTTTGGTTAATCCTTCACTCATAGTACTTTCCTCCTTTCGACTTTGGTGTGGTTAATATATACATTCATGCAGTAATACTGCATTGCGCTTTGAGTTATACTCGGCTGACACAGCCTCATGCTCGTCACCGATCAATTCGTGTACCAATAAAACGATCGCGTCGCCAGGCATATCCGCGATCAGTTCTTTCAATTCATCAACCGTCATTTTCATACCTCCTTAACTAGCGAGCGATAAACCAAGCTCAGCGAGTTTCGACACGATTTCCTCGTAACTCCGCTGTCCGAGATTCCGAATACCAATGACTTCGCCAGGTCTGAGCTGTATAAGATCACCTATCGTCTCGATACCGCGTCTTGTGAGGCAGTTGTAAGTTCTTACAGACAGGTTTAACTCGTCGATACCAGATTCACTGATGTCTGGTTCCGGTATAAGCTCTACGACTTCGCCAAGCAGATATTCAAGTCGTTCGTTTTCCTTTTTCAGTTTCTCGTTTTCGACACGTAGGTCGCAGGCTGCCTGCATGGTGTCGAAAGTCCATTTAATACGTCTTCTCGGATGTCTAAGCTTGCGAAGCGCCTTGGCCTGTATTTGCTGAATGCGTCCTCTTGATATGCCAAATTCTTTTCCGGTGCGCTCTAACGTAAAGCCCTCTTCAAAACGGTAAAAAAGCACCTTTTGCTCCCTTTCAGTCAAATCCGACAAAGTCTCAAGAAACCCTGGAACATATGCTTCATATACCTCGTTTCGCATGTCTTCGTCCGGAAGATTGAACGGGTTGCCTATCACAGCGGCAATTAAGTTGTACGGATAAACTTTTAAAATGTCGACTTTGATTGTAGGTTGTTTGCGGCTCATCTAAATTCTCCTTTCTGCAAAAGCATTGACAAAAAATAAAAGAGAACCGTCATTGTGTTCTCCATAATAAGCTTTGTAAATTTTGCGAAGAAAAAGAAAAGGAGTCGCTTAGGACCCCTCCTCGTTTTTGTTTCGTTTCCGTATAATAAGGTATCTTATGATGATACCTAATACGCCAATACATATGATCACATCGCCGAATACGATGAGTCCCACGGCTCCGGCCAAACCGGCCACAATCACCGTAAAGATCACCAAAAATATCAATGTGATTGTCAATATGGTTAGTAGTATCATGATAGATTCCTCCTTTCATACAAGGAGCTGTATTTCCTGCGGGAAAAAATAAAAGCCCATGCGTTTTGCACAGGCTTTTGATGTTATTTTTTCTGTACCGTCTTCACTGACACATCGTAGTTGTTGCTGATCCCCCTCCAGAGGACATACAAAGTTTTGTCGTCTGCCACCGACTTCAGGTCGCGTTCGACACGAAACCTCTCAAACGCAACGCCTCCCATGAAAGCAGCCACGAACACGACAAAACGCACAAGCCTTTTGATTTTTTTCAGCATATAAAACTCCTTTCTGCAATCAGTTATTACTTCATAAAGAGCCATGTATTTCCTGCGGGCAAAAATAAAAGCCCTTGCAGGGCTTAAATCTTTGAAATCACCCCCTTCAAAATGTTATTTAGTTCATCGCGTTGGATATCTGTAGTCGCGCCAAGAATTATACGAGCTTTATCGTCGAAATTGAAGACCTGTAATTCGGTGATCTGAATATCAATATCATATCCGATTTTCTTTTTAACAATTTTCTTCAATATCTTTGATATAATAGTTTGCATAAATTTCGACTCTAAAATCATTTGATCCACGATTTTCTCCTTTCTGAAACAGGTTTATTTCTCATAGGAGCCATTGTGAACTCCGCGAAAAAGACAAGAGGCCCTGTTTCCAGAGCCCGCAAGATATGTTTTTGGATGTGAAGCAGATATGGTAATGGCGGGCGCAACTCCGCCGGATGTGAAATACGCCTGCTACCAGGTCAACCTCCTTTCCATAACATGCCTTGCAAATTTTGCGGACAAAAAGAAAAGGGCCCGTAAACCGAGCCCAGATCTCTTACTTCCGATTGTCGACTATAATAAGAAATACACAAATGATAATCCCGATACAAGCAATTAACGTCATTCCGTATCACCTTCTTTCCGATTCACGAGTTTCTGCACCGGCTCAACGATGCAAACAACCCAGCAAAATGTCCAGAACGAAATCTTCAAAACTTCAATTAAACGCTTTTTCATAGTAACTCCTTTCTGTACTAAATATAGTCTCCATAAAGGAGTCTGTATTTTTTGCGAAAAAACAGGAGCCCTTGTTAGGACTCCAACCGAATTTCACAGTTATCCAAATCGGTATCCGGAAATGCGGCGTAACCATTATTCGCATAGTTGTATTCTTCCGTAAGTTTGGTATATTTTCCTTCAAATACTTTGTAGCGTTCTAACTCCTCACAAAGATCTTCGTATCGTCCTTCGGACTCCATATAACGTTCCTTCCAGACAAACGCTCTCTCTTGCCAGAAGTCAATTTCGCTATCATCATGCTTGATGACAAAAATCATAACCAATACTCCTGCAATCAGTAACATAAGCAAATCAAGTGGTCCTGCCATTTTCTTTCCTCCTTTGAAATAGGATAATAGTTTCATAAAGGGACGTGTGTTTATTGCGGACAAAAAATAAAAGCCCATGCGTTTTGCACAGGCTTTAACTTTGTTTGGCAGTTACAAATTACTTTCTCTTACAGATTTTGAATGACTTAGACAAGCCATCCACTTTCTGGGCCGCTCGGGAGCTAAATGTCCCAGTTTCTTCGAACCGTAAGTAACGCTTGTGCCAGGTCCAGGTTGCTAAGTATTCCAGCAGGAACATTCCACCGCTCAACCCGATCTGGAACCAACGATTCCGTTTTTCGTCTTTTGCTTCCTTCTCTTTGAGTTCCTCTTCCTGCTTCTGATGGGCTTTGTCCATCTCTCTACGGAAGCACTTCTCATCGAAGTCGCAATCAACCTTAACCTCGTCAATTCCGAGTCGGTAGAGCTTGGTAATGTTCTCTACTGCGGCTGTCTCCTCCTCGGATCCAGGCAACGAGTCTCTTAAGTTCTGAAACTGAGACATAATAGCCTCGTTCAACCCTTCGGTTATTCTCTCGTCCATCATTTTTCAACCTCCAAAATAGTAAGTTATTTATAGTGTCATAACAGGACTTGTTATTTCTGTGGGTTGTCCAGGATTTGGACAGTCAGGGTCACAATGTCTCCCTCTTTGAGGGACTCTGCACTGACGTGCTTAAGAGACATATATGTGTAATACCCATCCTCGTCATGGGCGATCAGCATGTCTCCGTCGGTTTGAGCGGCCTGTGTCGCTTTGAGAAAAACGGTCGTTGCCGCAATGGTGATTAAAACTAATGCGAAATAAGTCATGGTTTCCTCCTTTGCTCAAAAAGAAAAAGCCCTTGCGGGCTTAATCTTGTTAGATGGCTAATCTGCCATAGTTTTTATTGTATGGATATATTTTTCCATTCGTGACTTCTCTCTCGGGTTTACAGAACGGGCATTCGCCGTCCTTATACTTTGCGTGTGCATTTAAGCAGTTGCAAAGCACTTTGTCGGGTAAATCCTTTATACTGTACTTTCCGAAACAAGGTCTGCTGTCATTACAAGTTGGTACGTATCCCATATTTTCCTCCTTTATACATAATTAGCAATCAGTTTCATAATATGAGATGTTAATTTTGCGTAAAAAAATAAGAGCCTCCGTAGTGGAGACTCCCATGTCAACTTTTCTCTGCGGAAAGCAGCCAGAAGAATTTCCTATATCTGTCGTAGAACATCTTTTTCTCGCAGGGTATGTCATATAGCATTTTGAGGGTAACAAAAGAAGCTCCCTCGGTAACAGCTTTGAGGATATATGGTGAGATGGCCGTGTCAGCCTCTTCTGCAGTCTGTTCGACGATTTTGATATTGTGTTCCAGTCGAACTCTCGCAATGGCTATGTCGGCCGTTTTGTCGGTTATATGGGGATGTTTAATGGGGAGTTTATCGGGCTTTGTGGAAACCATGCCGAGATCTGCTGTCAATTCAGCATAACGCTGTTTCCAGTCTTTGTATTGGAGGCAGAAGTGTTTTAATTCGTAGTAACGATGTTTACTGATTCGGTATTTGTTGCTTGGTGACAGCTCCGCTCTGATAGTTGTGCTCATGTTCTTAACTCCTTTCTTTATCAGATTGGAGTGAGAATATAATAAAGCGTTGTCACCTGCGTACTCCACTTTTTTGTACTTTTTTAGTCCATTTTGGACTATTACAAATAATAGACTGCGCTTTCTCCTTTCTTCGAACTTGTGTTCTGGTGATTTTAGTGGTGACTTTTCAATTTCGGAGAGAATCGAAAAAGCCCGGAAACCCGCATTCCTGCGGTGTTTCTCAGGCTTTCGTTTCATGGAAGGTACAGGAATCGAACCTGCGGTCAAAGCCCAAATTTCCGCATACTTGCGACATTTCTCCAACTTCGCTATGGTGATTTCCGGTGATAAACCGGTGACTTTTACATAAACTGGGGTATTTTGTCGAAAGCCTCCTGCTTCTCCTGAAGCTTCCTTCGATCCCTATGATAATACTGTTCGGTACAGGCTATGGTCGTGTGTCCCATCTGACTCTCAATCAACTTCTGATCCATTCCATAGTCGAGTAGTATCGTACCATATGTCTTACGGATCTTGTGCGGTGATCTTGGCGGGATACCGACTTTTCCACAGATCAGATATAGCCGTTTACGAATCTTGACTGTGTTTACACGCTCGCCATGCCTGTCCAAAAATATAAACTCCCCAAACGGATTGCAGAGTTTCAGCTTGTCCACAATCCACTTCTGACTCGTCGGGACAATGACGGTACGGTATCCTGCCGGCGTCTTAGGAAAGTCGTCGACGTAATAGATATACCGCCCTGTCTCAGAATCCCTCTTTCGAGTCTCCGTTCGCTTGATATTAAAGACCGTCCCATGGAAGTCCTCATGTTTCAAGGCTACAAGCTCCCCAACTCGTATCCCCGTCACAAACATCAAAGCGATCCCGATGTTCCTCGGATCAGGATTAGCCCGAATGTAATCCATGATCTTCTCAATCTCGTCATCGTAGAACACCTCTTTCTCGTCGTCCACAACTCTCTTCTTGAAATCGCTGTCCGACACATCCAGCTCAAGAAAGAAATGCTCCACGTCCATGGCAGTCAGCTTTCTTTTCTTAGCTCTCTTGAGAAACCCTTTGGTGATCCCTTTGAGATTCGCAAAAGCTTTTGCAGTGAGATTAAAATCCACAATGCAGTCGCAGAGAAAATCCTCCCAGTCCGTCTCGTCAAGATGCTTAATACGGTTTTTGCCGAATGAGCCATAAAACCGGTTAAAGATCTGTGTGTTAATCAAATGGGTACTCGGCTTGATCTGCCTCCTTGCAAGCCTCCTGTCGTTCCACTCGCTAAACACTTCCCTGACTGTAGGGTTCTCGATCTCCTCTTTCCAGTAGTCTACAATTATGTCGTATAATTCTTCTTTTGTACTCCTCCTGTATAATTTTCTATGCTCTGGTGTGTCCTCTGCGGGCAAGTATGTACACCATTGTCCTTTTTGGTTAACCCAGATCTTATGCGTATGCATCTCAAGATATTTATTGCGCTCTCTCATTTCGATCCGCGCTTCTATTATTTGTAAATCTAATATATCATTCTCGATAGCATATCGCAATAATTCGCTCTGACTAATCATGGTAAACTGACGCCTCACCCGATAAAAATAAAAGGGCGTGTAAGAGATTTCCTCCACAGCCCTTTATCAAATTAATACGGTTTTACGTCACCTGCGTCTCCCTGTTTAGTCCTTCCACATGGCTTTGTCACAGAAATTGCCGACGCCTTCAGCAAGAATATAAACACATGCGAGTACCGCAGCAAGGACACCGATTACGACAAATACAGCTTTCAAGATGTCTTCACCTCTTCTTTATCGGTCTTTGTCATGTCTTCGATATGGTCCTGGATCTGGTCGATTGGACTGTACATGAACTGTGGAACCTTGACTCCGATGTCCCTGAGGTTCTCCAGAATGGACAGGAATTCGTTACAAATAATCCAGACGCACACGATGCACGCAAATAAATAGTTCACAGGGAAATTAATCCCGAGTTGCTTGGATGCATAAGCCAGCAGCATATCGATCATGGCTCCTACCGCCACAAGCAGCCACATGCCTATCTTTTTGGCTATTCCGTGAATGTGCTTGTATGACTTCGGCGTATCTCCTCTATAGGGAATGGCCATGAGGCCGGATGCGTAGTCGATAATGTTACTGGTCAGCATAAGGACCAGGGGCAGCGCCAACACCCCGAACAGAGATGTCAGCACTCCCCAGATAGTAACGAAGATTGCTTTTGTGTATGTTTCTTCCATGATTGAAGCTCCTTTAGGGATAAAATTAAAGAGGGCCGCGCCAACAATTTGGCAACGACCCTCGCGACCTATGAAAGTATCTTTAGTGTAACAGGTTGGATTTACAGGTACAATGAATACTTTGTATGAGTTTAGGCGATAAGCGCTTTAACGGCCTTTCTTGAGAATTGGGGGTCATATGGCTGTGCTACAATAAATTTTTGGGTTGGTGAGGGAAAGGATTAGTTAGTTGGTGCAGAAACCGATGACAACGCCGTAACCGCCGGTTACGGGACCAGCATCCTGCCCACCGCCAGTATCTACAAGTCTAACATTTTCTGCCGTATAGCTTGTTCTTGTCCACCAATATACAAAAGTTCCATTCGCGGTGCTCTTTATACGATTCATTGTATAACTGGCATAATCTTCGTATGCATCACTTCGAAAAACTTCTCCATGGCTCGGTATCCATAGATCATCCGTAGTTGTTTGTCCATTTTTAACACGACTTCCATTCTCATAAGTTCCCGTTTTTTTAGTCACACTAACTATTGCATTTTGAATTATTGTTGGAAGATAAGATTTGAATGTACTGTTAAGCCATGACCTTAACGAAAAGCTCGCCCATCCCCCATTCGTAGACTTAGTTGCATTCAGGTTTCTTTTTGTTACAGCCTTTTTAAATATCCAAGTAATACCTGCTTTCCCTTGTCCATCTGCACGATCATCTGCGTTAAATGCTACAATTTCCGCAAGATACTTTGCGTGGTATGTTCCATAGTCCAAATCAATCATCTTCGTATCACCAATAGCATAGTCCGTAGCATAATTCTGATTTGCAAGGATAGTAGCCCAGTCATCTTCGATTGTTTCTGATTCTAAGCCGAGACAGAAACCTAAGCAAACGCCGTAAGAAGTTACAACTGCCATATTTTGATACGTTCCTGATACAGAGATAACAGAGATTGACCGTGTCCACCAAGCTGTAAATTCTGACTCTCCGACTTTTTTCTTTTTTCTAACGTTAGCAGAATTGTAAATTTTATAATAAGTCGGGCCAAGTGTATCAAAAATTCTATCGTTTAAGATTTCCCTCCTACTCGGTATCCATACATCTTCTGTCGATAACAAATCGGTTTCACCATAATGACCGCAGTATTTTTTTACTGGATTTATTCTGTTTCTTACCAATACCGGTATAAGTGGTTTAACAGTCTCTTTGATATAACTTCTCAAAGCCATGTTAGGCCAACCGCCTTCTTCGGTTCGTGAGGTATTCATAGCTTGCATTGTATTTAACAATTCCATTCCCAAGAATGTTAATGGAGCATATCCACCACTGACCAGTTCGTCAGCATCCATAGCAACAATCTGCATGTTGATCGTACCTTCTGTACCAAGATCGAGTGGCTTATAGTTACCCACTTTATACTTAGTCGAGTATGTGCCGTTATCAATATTTGCAATAATTGTATCCCAACTATCAGTGATTTCAGCAACCTCTACTACACTTTCAAATGCCGCATACACAGTAGTAGATGCCTGAATGTTTGTCAGCACGGCATTTGCAGTATGACTGTTTGCACTTGTAGCCCAACCAAGGAAGGCGAGAGAAGCATCCTCACTTGATACTGGAGCCGTACCACCATAAGTAGCAGTCTGACCCTGTACAACTCTTTGTGTGTCAAGCGTTGTACTGCCAGTGTCGTTCTTGAACGTAATTGTGTATACAGGCAGATAGACAGCATTGATTGTGGTATTACCAGTAATCGGCTGTGTAATATCATAATCCCAACCTGTAGAAGTCTGACCGTCATATGTAGGCGTGGTGCCATTGAAAGTAGGCTTGGTGCCCCACGGAACATCCGAATCGGTCTCAACGGTAGTACCCTGGTTCACCCACTTCACCGTATACTTCTTCACCGTCTTGCTATAAGCCGGATACACGGTCCGATCGCCGCTTACATTCGTCAGAGCAGCAGGATCGTTAACCTCGGAGTCTGCCACGGTATTCCAGCCGACACCGGTATACGAGTAATGCCCATCAGCCGAATCAGCTTTGCTCGGTACACTAGGCGCGGTATCCTGCATCACACCATCAATACAGGTCACGGTCTTCAGCACAGTCGTATTGTCCGCGCCGACAAATGTCAGATAGCTCGTCGTGTGATCGGCCTGGATCCGCAGATACCTGTACCGCTCATTGAATGACGCGATCTGAGCGCCTGTCAGGCTGCTGGTGTGGATGATGCCGGAAACCTGAGCCTGGTCGACGTTGTTGCCGTTCTCGTCCAGACCTCTCATGGTGTCCAGAAGATCCAGCATATCCTCAATCTCGTCAGCATCCTGCGCTTCCCACGTAAAACCGATCAGACGCACACGGCTTGCAGCCGGGATGGACTGCAGAATGGTATACGTGTCAATCACCGAGCTGTTGTTCTCAAGTCTCAGTGTCGAGATATTATTATAAGAAGGAATAGAAAACTCTGTGATAGCTTTCTGATTCTGGATCGTCAGATTAGTCATGGTCGCAGGCACATGCAGCTTCTTCAGGATACCGCCATTCGGCAGAGTCAGACCTGTGATCTGCGTACCATCAAAGTAGACCTCCTCGACATTCTTGCAGCCGGAAATATCAACAGACTTCATATCCCCAGTACCCAGACCAACGCAGTTCCGCAAATCAATCTTCCGCAGAAGCCGGTTGTTGCCCAGATACAGTTCCTTCATGTTGCCATTACTGTAGTTGGCGTCAGCATCGCCCAGCTTAAGCTCCTGAAGCTTCAGAGCCGTACTGAAATCGGCATAGCCCACCTGTAATCCGGACAAGTCACCCACAGAGGCAAGCTGTTTGGAGCTGTAAATATAAATTTCCGTGTCGTTGATGTTGTCAAGCGGACACGGAATGGTGTAATTCTGGTTCCTGTGAGCTCTGACCTGCTGCAGATAAGAACCGTATTTAATTGAGGCATAAATATCAGCGTACGGTCTGACCGTAATATCAGCCTTGGCGTAGCCACGAAGCGTGATAACGTCTGTCAAGGCATCGCCGGCATTGTATTTTGAATCTTCATATCTGAAGCGGTTTGTCAGCCACCACTTACGCTGCTGCTCCTTCGAACCCTGCAGCATACTCAGATACGACCCATTCCCTTTCTCGATAAGCGGCAGCAGATATTTGAACCGAGAGTCCTCAATCCAGATCGCCTCCGGCCACTTAGCCTGATGGTCTTCAAACATCTTCTCGACGACATCATAAGACAGAACGCCTCTCGACCGAAGATCCTGATACATGGCCCGGATCTCGTCAAAGAAAGCCTGTCTGACATTAATCCAGAGAACACTGTCCTGACCATTGTAAACGTCAGCACCGGACTCCGTCTTGTCGATGTCTTCGAGGTTGTAACTGAATACAAGCGCACCCTCGTTATTAATACCGATCGCGGTATCAAAGTCGTAGGGCAGTATTACTAATTTTTTTCTCACGCGCTCACCTCCGATCCGATAAACGACGGGAACATATTCTTAGCACGGCTATCCACCATGAGGAAAATATCAGTGAACAGGTAATAGAACAGAACACTGTCCATCTCCATGTAGTCCGGAGCTTCCGCTTTGAACTTCGCGAGACGGTATTCGGCAGTGTCGTTTGTATAGGTTGTCTCGCCATAAGTCACAGGACTTGCCAGAGCGTCGCCGGTTGCCGTGCTCTGATCGGTAGACATAACCCAGGTCGCGAATTCCTGAAGCTGCGTGTAGTCAAGATTGTCTTCCGGATACCTTGCTTCAAAGTCATTCGTCCATGCCGGGATCGTCTTGCCGTCTTTATCGACCATGGTGGCAGTGAAGTCGTTGTTCTTCCACAGTACGCGATCTGAGGTGTTGTTAAGCACTTCCCAGCTCTCATCACCCTCAACAAAGCCGAATACCTCTTCAGTACCCTTATCGTTGTTGAAGTTATACTTGCCCAGGAAGGTGACATTCTCGCCATCGCTCCAGAAGATAACCATCGGGAATCCGTCAATACCCTGTCTGACAGCACTGTTCTTACGCTGTCCAGGAGTCTTGTACGGGCAGATATTGTTATACAGGATTGCAAGCTCGACGTTGTTCGCACCCTCCGAAGAAGCTACGTCAGCCTTCATGGTGAAGGTGTCAGTCACAATCGCGCCGACCCTGATCGCAAAGCCGTCAACGTGCGTGCCATTGAAAGTCATGGTCATGCCGTTCTTATATTTGATCTTGTAGTTCTTACGCTCGTAGTACTGAGAAGACGTACCCTGTACATCCGCCTGAGCACTGGTCGCGGTAAAGCTCCTCGATGGTGTTACCGGGTCGACATAAGTAATATTCACAACCTTCTTGTCGCCCTTATACTGTGGGAGCTCAACACACTCGATAATCATGTATGGCAGGTCATTCGGCAGCTTCGAAATAACGATGTTACCGTATTCGTCGTACACGTCATTGTGCTGGTATCTCATCAGCATATCGTCGATCAGCGCCGTATCAGCAATCCAGTTGTCAAGTACCTGCTGAGAAGTCAGATCATTGTCATACACCCGGATGCTGTAAATATCAGTCGTGCAGTAATTTGAGCCGATGGTGATGTTGACCGGTTCAGCCTGTGAGAAGTCATCATCATCCGGATACACGACAGTACCGCAAGGAATACTGTTGATGTAACACAGGATCAGACGGTTCTCGCTTCTCTTCTGCACGGTGAATGTGATGCTGATATGCTCGTCCTCACCATACTGTGTACCGATGTTAGACTGCTCTGATGCAAGCCGCACCATCTGCGGAGTTACGATAAAGCCTCTCCCGCCCGAATAACAGGAAATAATGGTGGCGTCGTAGTCCATGACATCACTCGTGGCAAAGTCAAGCGTAATGGTCTTGCCGGAAGTTCTGAAGTCTGTAGCGAACATTTTATACGGGATCGTGAGTCTCGCATCGCCAGTGACACGCATGACCGTGATACCGTCTTCGTCAGGCTGCCAACCATCAGTCGTCCAGTTGAACCCTTCGAATGTCGATTTGATGTCGTTGTATTCCCATGTGGCCGGATTCGCTTCGTTGTTGGAGCGACCGGAACTTGAGAGATACAGAGCCAGAGCGTCAGTCACCGGCTTCAGCTCAATGTCGGATTCCTCAACTGTAATAGTGAACGTCTTGGTCTGGCCGCCAGAGCTGATCTCGATCGTCATGGTGCCGATATCGTCTGCTCTCGTCGCAAAGACCTGCTGCGTTCTGTCAACGGTCTGCTCTGAGACAACATTGTTGTTGACTTTAATCGTGACTTCGGCTGTCAGGTCTGCCGGGTTGTAGACGTTATACGCCACAAAGATATTCGAGAACTGTTTCGTCTTTGTGGTATTGAACGAGCTGGTGATGATGGTCTCGTTCGCAGTCGGATCAATACAGATGATCTCGTGGTACAGAGTATTACTCCGGACTGTCTCGCCATTGATTGTGCAGGTGAAGTAGCACTCGATTCTATGCGCGCCATGACTCTGCTTCGGGAAGGTATATGTCATCTGACGACCTGTCACAGAGGTTACGTTCGTGCCAACCTCCGCACCATCCATCAGGTAATGGATCGTCTTCTCCAGAGCACCGGTCGGTGTATGAGGATACATGATCAGACCGGAATACTGCTGTGACGCGTCAAATGTCGTTGAGATTTCCAGTACCATGGCTGCAATCGTGAACTTGACCGTCTTCGAGAGACCATTTGTATCGTTGATTCTGACCTTGACTGTGTTCGACCCAGAGCTCAGATACGGGCCGACGTCCACAGAGACATTACCCTGTGCGATATTCATGACGGCCTTCTGAACCTCATTCACCAAAATCGTCATGGTACCAGGACCATTTGCGACACTCTCATTCTCTCCGACCTGTTCTCTGGAATACCAGTTAAAGGTCAGGACACACTCGTCTCCGAGAGAGATGGTCTTTGACAGCCAGCCGGTTGTGTTGGTCGCATTGAAATCAGCTGTCGTAGCTGTTCCGCCGCCTCCTCCGCCACCGCCGGCAAGAGGAATACCGTTCTCGCTCCGGACACCTTTATAAACCGGATACACAAGACCGGTCTCAGCATCCTGCTCAAGAGCCAGATCGTCCGGATCGATGCTGACATTTTGAAGTTGGTTTTTGAGTGAGTTTATCTCATTATCAGTTACAGCCAGATGGTTGTCCGCGTTCGTGGCTTTCTCCACCGCCTCGGCCACAGAAGCCTCGATGCTGTCTTTCACCTCGACAACAGAATTCTTTGCGTTGTTCGCCTGATTGGCAGACGTAACAGCTGTCTCTTTCGCTTCCTGCGCCGCAGTATTCGCGGTCGTTGCCGTCTCCGCTGCCGATGATGCAGCCTGGGCTGCGTTCTGAGCAGTGTTCCTGTAATCTCTGGCTGTATCCAGGACATTCACGTTTTCGTCATTGATCGCTGAGATAGCGTCATGGATCGAATCGCGGACGTCCTCGCCGTAAACGGCGTTCTTAATTAATCTTAAATAGGTTGCTATAGACGCCATTTATTTGTTTCCTCCATTTATGGTTCTTCAAGATAGTCGAATATTTCATCTTCCAGAAGTTGTTCGTTGTCAGCAGACCAGCTAATTGTCGAGGTTCCACTGTACGAACCCGTCTGACAACGGAAAGCAAACCACTCAATACTTACCGCAAAATCGGTAATAGCACTCGATCCGGTATTAACGAATGTTGCGCCAACCTGGTTCTTGCTAGGGTGTGTGGCGAACTGTGTCAGCCTACAGAGATTTGCGTGATTCGTACATATCTCCCTGATCCCAGCAAGAGCATACCCACTTGGAACGCTTACGGTAACTGTCACCGTCTTATTTTTCCCAGCACCGATAGTAGCTTTGGGCGATTTAGCGGTTCCCGTCAGCATGAACTGATTGGCTGTTAATACCTCGTAACCATTGACCTTAACTTTTCTGTTGCCATAAGTCGTTATATCAACGCCGTCATTGCTGGCTATCACAGAGGCAACAGTAACGTTGTTAATAATAGCCTGAATACCCGCTCTGGGATTAGCTATGCTGGTCAATTGCGCGACTACTTCCGCTTTAGTTTTCTTATCTGAAGACGACTGACTTAATCCAGACGCAGTTTCGCCCGAAATGACAAGTACGTTGTTGTCGAGATCGATCAGTCCTCTTCCCCCGCTCAGTCTAACACGAGCAAAGTCTCCACCAGACGGGCCAAGATCTATTGCAGAACCGGCGAAATGTCCAAGTACCATTCCGTTTCCATCAACAACGTAATATCCGTCATCAGCGATCAAAACATGAATTCCGGTTATCTGATCGTTATCATTAACTTTCCCAACCTCAAGCCCGTCTTCAGTCATCTGCATATACATCTTGCCAGCTCTTGTGATGGCTGGAGCTGTGACATTCCCAATGACTGTGGCGACGTGGTTGCTGATCGTGACCATAACACGGTCTCCGTCAACTACCTGAGCGGTTGTAACCACCGGCGTAAGGTTGTCAGAGCCGTCTATTTTGACGTAGATTTTCTCGCCCTGCATGACGATCGTGCCCTTCATCGTGACACTTGTCGGTCTTGACACAGCGCCGCCTTTCGCCGTCGAGGCAAAGTCTTTCAACAGATTTGTATCAAGTTTCGTAGTTCTCACCTCCTTATTCCGGTATCAGGTAGTCAAAGTACTCCGGTTCCTCTGTAGTGCTTGTGGAAGTCTGTACTGGCTTATAGCCTGTCGACTCCGTTTTCGGCGAAGAAGTGACTGTGCTGCTACCGTAAAAGCTTTGTGTGTACACCGCCGTTTCCTCGACAGGACATCCAGGTTCGCATTTGATCGTCTGACTGATCACTTTTGCGTTGATGTTTTCGAGGCCGGCTCTTTTATAGTTAAGTCTCACACAGTCGCCCACCCTGACCGGACAGTAACCATGAGAGTACGAAATTTTATACTCGATAGACGATAAACTCCTCAGCAAATTCTCTGCGTATTCGTCAAGCTGAACCTGAGTCGGAATACCGACCAGATCCGGGTTGTCCGACCTGTGAATGATCTCCCGTCCCCTGCTCACTGTCGAGACAGGGCTGCTCGGATCGTTATTCTCAACGCGAGAATATAAAACGGTATTGCTATGAGAATAAGAGACCTCCACGACGTTAGGAATGCCATAGAGATCTCTGCTGAGGGTAATATCGGGAAATAGAATTGAACTGTTATCGTCTGTATAGACCCAGACAGGCTGCATGGATAGCAGATCCTGCTTGGGGACAAATAATATCCTCCCCATTTCGTCGATGTCATACTCATAGCCGGCATTCCCGATGAAGTCCGTCAGGAATGTCAACCATGTGTCATCCGAGTTCGCAACGAAATCGAACGGGATTGTCGCCCCATCGACGGCCTGAACCACCGGAGCACGGACATTGTTCTCAGTCAATGTCGAGGCAATATCCATGATGTTTCGACCGGCAATAATCGCGTAGCCGATCGGAGGCATCTTTTCTTTAAGTTCCAGCAGAGGTGTATACGCATCCATGGAAATGTCTTTTACTCTGCCGTCAAACTTGAAACTCGGTGTCTGATAGAGGTGAGTGCCGAGAGGCTTCTTATCTTCCACGCCATTTTGATTTGTCACAAGATATGCTCTGATGTAGCATTCTGGTAATTCTTCTGTCGTGGTGATTGAAGCGTGTCCCAGCGTCTCATTTTCTCTGTCACGCGTAATATCGCAGGAGAGAATATTTGTCAGCCGTTTTTTGTCGCCCCATGTGCCCGGATCTACTTCGTAAAACTCGTATGTCTGCTGCATGGAGTTAAACCAGTTAGGCATCAAATCCCTCCTTCTACTCTCTTGATGTCAAAGCTCACCGGTATCGTCACAGCACAGTGCGTCAGACTGAACGAGACAATGACCTGTGCCCAGTAACCGGTGCCTGATGGTTCTCTGACATAAACGTCTCCCATATACGCGGCAAGCCGTCTGAGAGCGTAAATAGTCTCTTTGTCGTCTGCCGGAATCTCCGTACTCCATGAAGACGTTACACCTTTTTGCGTTCCGTAATAAGAAACCGGATGCTCTCTGCCGATATAGTTGGCAAAAGAAACATCCGGAGAATAACTGTCTTGTACATCTACATTGTAAGGGAGCCTGAGCATTGAGCCCGTCTGGACCGGTGTCGCCAGCTGGTCGATGTCCGCCGGGGAGTCTGCATCGGGAATAAGATCAAACGAGCTGTACTCCTCTTCCCACTGGATGATGATCGAAGGCTCGTTTACCGGATAACCGGGTAAATCGTAGTAACTGACAGCGCCAGTCGTCTTTGACATTGCGACGATCCTGTATCTTGCGAAATCCAGTGATGGATGCGGGTCAACAACCGTTGTCTCTTTATAGTTCTCGACAAATTCCTCAATCGCCGTGAACGAGCCGTCAGCTTCGCGCCTGTAGACAGAAAGAACAATCCCGTCCACAAGGTTGCCGTCATCCCCCACACAGTATGGCTGAATGTTGGCACTGAAGTTCGTCGGGTCAATGCCGATCTCAGCGTCTGGTTCGTACTCAACCTCTGCAAAGTCGACCATGACGTTGATAGAAGCTTCGGCCGTTAAACCGGAGTCCATGGCAGCTTTGAGCGTCAGCTTGTAGCTTACTTCGTCCTCAAGTCTGACGTCTCCTGCCGAGATCAGTGTGAGGAAGTCATTGCTGCTTGCGGCGTAGAAGCCTGAGAAGACCTCCGTGCCGGCTGCTATAATAACCTCCTTACCGTCAAAGTCTGTTGACTTGTATGTCTCATTCGCCGATATGGTCAACGAGTATGAGATCGCATTTTGACTTGACGGAGTGACTGTTGCCTGTATATAAAACGGGAAAGACGTAATCGTGTCGATTGCAGTCCCGACCGTGTCATATGAATTGTAGATAGTATCCTGTGTGAAGTTAAACGGATCCCACCGCCAGTTCTGTATTGCCCGTACGCCGAAATTACTGAACGATGGCGGTATATACACAACGACTTTTCTCTGAGCTGACCATTCGCCGTAATCAGGCATAACGCCCTTTGTGCGAACACGCCAGAGAATCTCACCGCCCTGGTACATACTTGCCGTATTATACTCATACTGTCTTGTCTGAACCGCATCTTCATCGGTAGACGTAGATGATGAGTTGTTCATGACAAGCTGCGTCGTTTTATTTCCGTTCACCGTCAGCTCTACCTGAGCCTGTGTCTCAGCCGACCCATCCTGGGAATTGTGCACCCAGTAAAGGTGAAGTTTTTGACCGATGATGGCTGAGGTAGTCTCCGACCATGTGGTCGGTGCTGCAGGCGGCTTGCCAAGGAGAATTTCCTTGATCGCGGACCATGGCGAGTCTCCAGAGCTGTTCGTTGCCTTTGCTCTGAAGAACCATTTCCGGCCGGTTTCGAGACCATTTATGATCGCGCTGCCGTAGCCATTATCCACAGTCGCTGACTGTACTTCACTTGACCGACCGAAGTAAGTTCTATCTGTAGCGTATTCGACCGTGAAGGATTCCGCGTTTCTGACCGTGGAAAGTCCGACCTCGACTGACTCAGCGGATCGTGCCTTAATCCACGGGATCCTGACCTCACCAGCCGCTGAAGAGACCTCATTCGAATACTCCGACCATGCGCTGGTAATTTTAGTATTGTCCACACTAATTGCCTGGCATCGTACTTTGTAGTTGTATCCAGGCGTCATCGTGAAAGTAGTCGAGACATGATTTTTCACAACGCTGACATATGCCTTGTGAACGATCCTCGTATCATCACGGACTACTTCGAAGCGGATCGCCAAAGTGTTCTTATCGTAGCAGTCAAGTTCGGCTGTGAGTTTATATCCATCGGCACTGACCGTCGGAACAGACGGGACAGCGGGTGTTGTGTTTTCTTTGAAATAGTAATAAACCCATTTCGACCATGAACCAGTGAAATAGCTTGTAGTGGCACCATTCTTCTGATAAGTGGTCGAAACGGGCTTCACTCTTACCGCAACACGCAGTGCATTACTCGGGGCATTGTAGGTGACCTGAGTTCTTTTTGAGGAGGTTTCCGAGCCGATGAACCAACGGTTATTTCGAGTGAGATACTGAAACTCAACCGAATAACTCGCTATATGCGCTCCGGAACAGGTCCATGCCGCATAAAGTGTCCGATCTGTATCGGCCTGAAATCCTAGTATAAGATTTTTGATCGTCGGCCTTTTCTGAACATCGTCAATTATTACCGGCATCACGCCCTCCTTTCTATTCGTGCTGCTCTGACTAACGTACGGATAGCCTCTGTGATGTTGCTACCGTCGTCGTAAGTAATACCGTTAATCGTGTTGTACGTGTTTCCGGAAGGCTGAAGCTGCCTGCCGAGAGCGTCGATCGCAGATATTACGTCATCATTCGTTGCATTTTGATTTCTGTTCGCCATCGCCGTATTGATCGCATTGATCCCGCCTGTAAGACCGATTGTACGTCTTGCAGTGAGCATACTGTCGATCGCTCCGACTCCCGAACGAACGTTGCTGAGATCCAGGACAGGACTGACTGTCGGCTGAATGTCGAAACCGCTTGATACCAGATCAGCGATGTTACCCATGGATCTTGCCAGACCGCTTTTAGCGGACAGTGCAACATCCTTACCGGCGTTGTACGACAGCGGAATATAGTCTGCGAGAGCATTCACGAATCCCTCACCCGAGTAACTACCGATCTTGTAGAATACTTTTGAAGGTGAGTTGATGTCGAGAACTCTCTGTGCCGCGTTAACCGCTGCCTGAGCCACAGCTGCTCCCCAGATTTCTGCTTTGTAGGTGTTCGCGCTGATACCGGAAATGAAACCGGATACAACGTAAGAACCTGCATTGTAGAAATAGGAGTAGTATCCATAGATACTCGTGAGAGCTGCGGAAAGAGCTGTTGAGAAGGAGTATTTCAGCCTTAAATCGTAACTGTCGATGCCGGCTTTGAGTCTTTCGGACAATTTTGCGCCGGCTGCTTCGAAATCTTTACTTTTGTTTGTAACCTTTTTCAACGTCGAAGACATCAGTTTACCCATGGCGTCTTTCACAGCCTTGAGCTTTTTCTCATTGCTTAATCCATTCTTCAGATTACTGATGAGAACTTTGCCCGCATCTTCAAATTGTGTTTTCTCGCCAACGAGAGCGTTAGCTGCAGCAGTAACTAGGTCCTGCGCCGCAAGCTCCACATCTTCATCGGACGTATCGATGGTATCAACAAAGTCATTAATGGCTGTTGCGATCTCGGTCAGTTTTGTCGAATCGATCGAGCTGAGCTTATCCCAATCAGCAGAAGTGAGCGAATTGAGAATATCATCGAATTTGCTCATATCTTCGGGATTTGTATTCTTGAGACGATTCGCCATCAAGACGAGCGATTTGGCACTTTCAGAAATGCTAGCCAAACGTTCTGTGTTGATTTCGACATCAGAAAATTCTTTAAGCTTACCACCAAACGAAACAATGGCTTCGCCAAACTTGGTCAGATCGCCCTTGGCTAAGAAGCCATCGTAATTCACATCGCCAACCGCTTTTTGCAATTCGGCAATCATGTTTGCAGCTGCTCCTGCCGTTTCGATCTTTGTAGCGTCCATATCCGAACCGAGATTATCCGAATATGCTTTTAGTGCAGTTCCCAATGCAGGAAGCTGCTTAGCGAAGTTTGTAATCTTATCGTCGTTGCCAGACAACCATCCAAGAATTCCGCCATCGGGAATCTCATTGCTTGCCAAATTGGCCAACATTGATGCCATTTTCCCTGAGAGTTCGACTTGATCGTCGGTGATTGTCATATCCGCCATAGAATCGGCAAACGTCGACAACCCCTCGGCTAAAGACGGAAGCTGTTCTGCGAACACTGAGATTTTATCGCTATTACCCTTCAGCCAGCCAATCACGCCACCCTCTGGTATTTCGTCGCCCGCCAAAGAAGCGAGCATCGATGCCATATTAATTGAAGCGTTGATTTTATCCTGATCAAATGTCGTGGTATTGATAAGAGCCGCGTAGGAGGACAAGCCCGTAGCCAATGGGACTAACTGTTTTCCAAACTCTGATAAATCCGACTCACCCTCTATAAATCCCAACACCCCACCCTTTTTCAAGGACTCTTCTCCAGCGAGCGAAGCAAGTAAAGATGCGAGATTAATAGAGGCATCAATTTTATCCTGGTCAAACGTTGTGGTATTTATAAGCATTGCATAAGACGTTAGCCCCATAGCAAGCGGGACTAAATCTTTTCCGAATTCCGATAAATCACTTTCTCCCTTGATAAAGCCTAAAACGCCTCCGGTTTTCAGGTTATCGTCCCCGGCCAAGGAAGCAAGTAACGAAGCCAGATTAATGGATGCATCGATTTTATCAGGATCAAATGTGGTCGTATTTATCAATTCGGCATACGAGGCAAGCCCAGTGGCTAAAGTTGGAAGCTGTTCGCCGAATTTATCCAACCCGATGCTTTCCCCTTTGATAAAGCCCATTACGCCGCCGGTTTTAAGGTCTTCACTTCCGGCTAATGTGGCCAGTAAAGATGCTAAATTAGTCGAAGCGTCAATCTTTGTCGTGTCGTTCAAGCTTTCTCCGAGATTATCAGCATACGCGGTCAACGCACTACCGAGTTCCGGTAAAGTTTTCGCGAATGAGGAAACCGAGCTCTCTCCCGTTATCCATCCGGCGATACCTTCAAGCAAATCCGCAGCCGTTATTTTGAGTATTGCCGTCGCCAAATCTCCAACAGAAGAAAATACCTCCGGCCCCATCGCTGATATACCGTCGAAAAACGGTTGGGCATTGGTCATAAAATCAGCAAGATGTGTTCCGATTTGCGGTAATGTCGAGGTAGCTCCTTCTGCTATCCCACCGATAATATTCCCAATGAAACTGCCAATGGCATGACCGATGAGATCGGCGAAATTACTTCCTTCGTCGACAAGCCACGTTATTCCTGGTATTTGTGCAAGCGCTCCAAGCGCCAGGAATATAGCCCCTAACTCTGCAATCACGATACCCAAACCAAGGATTCCGACCATTGCTCCCGGAATAAACCCTGCTAAAAGGGACATCGCAACCATCAAACCAGCCAATGCACCAATACCCAAAACTATTTCGGTCAATGCATTTGTGTCAATTTCTCCCAGCGCATCAGTAATCCCTTTGAAAATAGATCCAAACAGATTCATAACAGACTGAATGATCATTGGGATGTTCTTTGCGATTTCGTCGAGCACAAGAGCCCCAACTGTTAAAAGTTTCGAAACTATCTGCGGAACATATGTAATCATCCCGTCAAGTACTGTTATAATCAAGTTGAAGAAACTCTCAACAATCCTCGGAGCGCATTCATCGAGTACGTCCAAGACCATGAGCACAAGCGCTTTTACAGCTTCCCCAATTGCAGGGGCCGCCTCAACAACAGCATCGCATATTGCCACGATTGCTTTCGCAACGACTGGTGCTAGTTTTGGTATAAAATCAATAAAAGTTTTAAGCGCTTCATCTTGAATATCGGCTACCATCGCGATGGCTTCGACTATTGCTCTAACGAGCAAATATATTCCAGCGCCAACCCCAGCCAGCCCTACGCCGATCGCTACAATAGCAACGCCAAGAACCGCAATCGCCGCTGCTAGTCCGAGTATGGCTGGAATAAGTGGCGACAACACTGCAGCGGCAACGCCTAATATCACAAAAACACCGGCCAACGCCAGCAATGCTTTACCAATATTGGCAAGCGGCATTGATCCAAGAAGCATCAGCACCGGTGTTAGTACAAGCAACGCAGCCGATACTACAAGAATTGCTGCAGCCCCAGCTAATGTACCTTTCATAGCGTTAACGGCAACGACGATAATCGCCAAAGCGCCGCCCATTGCTACCAATCCTTTAGCAATGGAACTCCACTTCATTTTTCCGAGTTTCCCAAACGCTTTAACCAATAGCAGAAGACCAGCGCTTACGGCAATCAATCCCACTCCTATGCCTACCATACCCTTTGGCATAAAGTTAACTGCTACAGTGAGAACCGCCATAGAAGCGGCTAGAGTTATCAATCCCTTAGATAATTCATCAGTAGACATGGTGCCAAAAGATTGAATAACCCCGACGAGCATTTTCATCGCTGCTGCAATAGCGATAAAACCGATACCCATGGATATCATATGGCGAGGATCTCCTGACAGCCTCATAAATATTGCCATTTCAGCAAGAATTGCACCCAAAGTCAGTAAACCTTGCTTAAGCTCATCAACGTCCATTGCGGCAAATGTTTTGACGGATCCTGTAAGAAGTTTTATTGCAAGTGCAAATATAACCATACCTGCTGCCGCCGACATCATTTTTCCATCGAATTTTGCGGTTCGTAAGAAAATGGATATCTCTGCCAAAAGAACGCCTACGCCGACCAGTCCTTTGCCTAACTCTTCCCAGTTCAACGACGACAGCGATTTACAAGCCGAAGCAAGTATCCAAACAGCCGCTGCAAATAGAATGATCTTTCCAGCACCCTCGATTGCTTTGGCCTCGCCAAGACTAAGAATCTCTATCGCTCCTACAAGTAGTGCAATTAAACCAGTTATTCCTAAAAGCCCTGTGGTCAGCTGATCCGTATCAAGAGAACCGACTTTTTTCAATGCGAAAGCAAGAATCAGCACCGAAGCGGCTAAAGCTATCATTAGCTTTCCAGCTTTCGGTATGGAGTCGTCATCTATAGTTTCAGATATCAACTTGAGAGTTCCGACCAATTCGCCTATAAGAACCGATATAGCTCCCAATGCACCAGCTAATTTATCACTATCAATCAATGAAATAACAAACAACGATCCGGCTAAAACAGCAATTGCGGTAGCAATTTTCATCAGCACCCCTGCTTTTAACTGCTCTTGAAATGCTGATAACGTATCTTTAACGCCGTTAAGGATACCGACAACGCCATTTCCATCTTTATCGGTAAAATCGCTTATAGCACCTTTGAAATCTTTTATAAGCTGAAAAATCGTCACACCGATTCCTGCTCCCACAATAGAATTAAAAAGATCTATAATCCCATTAAAGTCAGCATTAGCTAATTTTTCTGCTATAAATCCAAGTCCACTCCCTAAAACGTTAAATAGCGCTGCACCAACACTTTTAACGATATTCCATAGAGACTGTAAAGCTTTCACGAACGTGCTTTGTGAAAGTGTTTCACCAAGTTCCTGAAAAATGTTGGACACTTTGTCTCTTGTTTGCGATGCGGCATCGGAAATTCCGGAAAATCTTAGACCAACGCGTTCCAGTATAGACAATACAATGGACCAGCCCGGCATTACAATTTTCTCTTTCAACAAGGAAAACAAAGAAGTTAAAACCGAAAAGGCTCCGTCACTGAGCGAAAATATAACAGAGAAGACCGTTCTTAAAGCAGAGGCAATAGTCTGCGCAACTTTCACAAAAATGTCAGTTTCTTCTACATATGCCTTTACTCTTCCTATTAAATAACTTAATGATGTCGTACCGCTTAATATACGATCAACTACTTCACCAAGAGCTTCAGCTAGGACAGGTAAAACAATACTGCCAAAGGCTGTAAATGCTTGTTTAACGATGCTTAACGCGTTAAATAACCCACGAAAAGTCGCAACCAACTTGTATGATGTATTAAGAGACGGTGACAAGTTTTCGGTAAACTTATGCACTCCTTCTATCAACGCGTATAATTGTTCGGAAGTAGTCGCCGGAAACACGCTTCGCCATGCCCTGCCAACTAATCCCATGACGTTCTCAAGGGCTTGAAAGGCATTTTTAAACGAATCAATGAATAATTCTCTACCGGTCGGCCTATTAAGTTCGGTCATAAGCTCGTTCAGCGGCGTTCCGGTTTCTTCAGCCTGTTTGGCGAGTCTGCGAAGAGCTATAATCTGTTCGTCAGTATATCCAAGCTCTTTAAGTTGGGCATCGGACATGCTCTCGATCGTAGCGATATTGCCAGCTTGAGCGTCAGCTTCCTCAAGAATTGCATCGGTTATATCCCAGGTTCCGTTCGTTAACTTACTTACAACGTTAACATAATCCTGAACCTGCTGAGGATCGAAACCTTCTTCTGCGAGTTTGGCAAAACGGGCTTCCATGTCATTTCCGTAATCACCGCGAATAACCCCTAAAGCTGCCTCTCGAAGTTCATCCAGGTTTTTTACCGCAGTTTCCGTATTACTACCGGTAATTTTGGAAATTGCCTCGTTGAAGATATCGCCCGTCAGCCATCCGTTCTTCAAGGTAGCCTCAAAGCTTCCTTCTTTCTCGATCATCTCATCGAGAGCGACACCATGAGCTTTGGCTGTATCCGATACGAGTTTTTGCAGTGCGGTCCATGCGTTCGGATCGCTTATTCTGTCCTGGATTTTCGTCAAATCCTTGTTGAAATCGGTTTCATCCAGAAACCCTTTTCCTTGAAATGCTCCTTCGAGTAATTCATTGAGACCATTCACCGGTTCCGCAAAGATGTCGTACATAGCATTAGCCATGCCCGTCCACAACTTTGTGGCTTCTTCGTAGTTACCAAATATAATCTCGAATGTATGCATGAAAGACGTGCTTACAGCGTCCTGAGTGGCGTCAACGACATCTCTCCAGGTACGAGCTTCCTGAGCGGACTTAAAAGCCTTGAGCCCAAACTCGTCAAGTTTATCTCCGAGAGCTTCTATTGCTTCAGATGCTGTTACACCATGCTCTTCTGCATATTCGTAAATCTGATCAACGGCTGCAGAATACTCGTTGAACACTTTCATCATGACATCGGAAGTCAGCCACTCGTCAGTAGTCAAGTAATTGGCGAATTTGTTAATATCAAACTCGTGGCCTTCGAGTGTAGCGTACATTCCTTCTGATGTTTTAGTCAGGGTACCTAACGCAACAGCAGCATCTAAACAATGCTGTCTGAACTCGCGAGTGTCCATGCTGGCATTTTGAATTGATTTAAAATCATCCCAGCGAAGAGAGCCCTTTCCCATAGCCTGAGAAAGCTGGTACATGGCCTGGCTTGCTTTTGTCGCATTCTGTCCGGAAAGGGCTGCCCAGTTCGCAATACCTTCCATGGCAGTTACAGAAGTATTAAGATCTTGTCCAACTGCTGTAAACTTTGCTATATTCTCGACCATGTCCGTAAAGTTATAACTGGTCTCATCTGTAAACCAGTTTAACCTTTCGAGCTGTGAGTTTACGTCTTCAAGCTCGTAACCTTGTGATACGAGCGTCGCTACGGAACTGGTTTTATTCCCAAACTTTTCCCAACCGTTACGAACATTATCTATCGTGAGTGAATCCGCAAGACGTTTGCCAGCGTTCACTGCCGAATTAGTAATGTTTGCCAAGGTCGTCGTGATCACAGTGTCCATCGCCGAGAATTTAGCCTGGACAGTTTGTACCGCGCCTTCGAAGTTCAACGAGGTTTTCAGTTTATCCAAAATCGCGAGGGTATCATTTACGCCTTTTGCGAATTGCTCGTTGTCAAATCGCATCTCGACGACTTTGGAATCTACCACCTGACTCATACGCGCTTAACCTCCTCCCAAGCATCTTTCGCCAGTCGATCAAAAATAGGCTGAATAGCAGGATTGATGTAATCTCTTCCTTCTACCCAGCCCCCATTGGACGTTGCGTGCCCGTATTGTAATACCAGTGCAATCGGTACACCGTTATTCACATTCGAGTTATGAAACTCTATTGAAACCGAATTTTGATCTTTCTTTATTTCGTAATACCATGAACTTGCTGTCACACCCGTATCAACCGGCGTTGCAGACATTAAAGCGATTACGCCTTCCTTGCCATATTTATCGAGGACACCCATATGAGCAAATTCTTTGGCTTTCTCCAGATATCCGGTCAGCTTTGAAAAATCGCCTTTCTGCCTGAAACTAACAATATTCATGGTTTACTCCTTTATACCGTTCGAACTACGTGATCGAGAGAAATCCAGCCGACTCCGGACTTCAACTTGCCCCATCCGGACTTGGATCCGAGACCAGGCTTAACGCCAACGATCGTGTATACACCGGGTTCAATAAACTGAACTCTTGTGTAGCCTTTTCCAGGACCAGTCCTGATGTTCAGATTATCAATCGTTACTTTAACTTTGAACGAGTTATCGGAACTCGCCGCAGTATTCTTCCCCGTGTAAACGAGCTTCCCATCGTTGTCGAATACGCTGTAGCCTGAATGTTCATCTGCGCATTTCTTTGCCAGATCGAGGTTATGGAACGCTCCAAGCTGGCTATTTTGATTTTCCCATTTGAGTCTCACACGATACCAGCTTTCCTCTTCGACCGGCTCGTCATCGATCACCACATCAGATACTTCGACCATCTCCTCGTCGAACTTTGTAAGATTAAACCGCTCGATGATAGAGCAGATCTTGCTTACATAGTTCGGATCAGTCGCATAGCCGCCATTCTTGATGATAGAAATAGCTTTCTTATAATCTGTGCAGCCCTTCAGACCGGCATAACGAAGCTTCGAACCGTTCTTTGCGCCAAGCAAATATGCGGAATGATCCGCAATAGAATCTTCAATACACGGATACTTCCTGAAATCAGCAGGTACAGTGATATACTGTTCGTTGACAAATTCCTTGGTGTTCTTTGTGTAGATGGACTTCCCATCCCAAGTGCTTCCAGACCATGAATTGCCAGAAAGTTTTTTCTTCATCCCGAAACAGTTATTTGCGTTCTGAGCCAGATCGGTCTTGCCGTATCCACTCTCAAGAACAAACTGTGCCAAGGTAACACTTGCCAGAATTCCAGATTTCTTCATATCAGCCGTACAAGACGGACCGACTTTATTGATCGTCTCTTCTTCAGACAGGTGTCTTAAATCGGTCGCCTGAAGTCCGGAAGCTTTTACTGCCGTTTTCGGCTGTGTTTTCTTATTGGTTGTTTTTACTCCGAGAAGAGCGTTGACTTCATCGGCGATCTGTCCGAGCCTGTTGTAAATGTAGTCGCCGGGACAAGCTTTGTTTGCAAACCAGCGATGCACAGTCATGTTCTGTTTATCGACCTGTCCGATAAGAGATTTATCAGCTTTCCATTTAAGCTCTTTGATACCGTTCCGCTTACAGATATCGGCACAGAGCTTAATCAGCGATTTATAAACAGCGTCGTTGATCGCGTATGGATGCGTCTTGTCCGATGCACACTCAATAGTGACGGCTCGATTATCATTTGAACTTGATGACGAGCACCAGCTGCGATCACCTTCGTCAACGCAAAGTGCAATCCGACCATCAGTACCGATCCCGTAATTACAGCTGGCGCCGACGCTAGGGCTTGTAAAACAAGCACAAATCCCCTCCGCCGTGAGCTGTCCCACTACGCAGTGGATTGTGATGGTATCAATCTTGTGGTTTCTCGGACTATTTTTATTCGGGCTAATTAGCGTATAGCTCACTAAAGGACTATTGCTCATTGGTTTTTACCCCCTTGTTCCTAAACGTTTCTTTCTGGCGGCATTAAGCGCAGCTCTTGCACTAAGCTTATTGCTGCCTTTCGCGCCTTTCTTCGGACGCTCTTCAGCCTCGCAGACACGAATAAGGGTGATCAATCTGTTCAAATGCCATTTCTGGCATTCAAAAGGAATTCCAAACTTGATCATCCAATAGTAAATAAGCTCCGATGTTACCACTCTTCTACTAGTCTTCTTATTATCTTCTTTAGAAAACCATGTGGCTGTCATCGGAGCTTCTATATACTTCATTACTTCTTCAATATTTTCATAGGAAAGATTATTGTATACGTTCGGGTCGACACATTGAGTCAGTGTCATACACTTGATGTAATCCAGCATTTCCTCCGAAGTCTTTTCCTTCTTTGAAATGAACTCTTTCCCGTATTTTGATTCCCATTTTGAAATTGAGACAAGAGAATGCTCTAGCTGTAAACGGCATTCTTTTGTGGTGATAAATTCACCTGTCGCTTCGTCCCATCTTTCTGCTCCGGGAACGGTAATTGAAAGCATTCTCTCACCTCGCTCATGTTAGGTCGCCGGCATCAGCGTCGGTGCAGCATCTTCGACGATTGTTTTTCTATCCATCTTGGAAATTTCAGTTGCAAGATCCGCCGGGACAACGCCCTTGACGAATTCCGTCGCCGCCCGATCATCGGATGCGAGCTCCATGAAGATGTCGGAATAAGCCTGCGTCTGAGCAAAGGCATCCCTTACTTCATCATTCTTGATAAACCGCTTACCATCCAGGCTCTTCTCGCCGTATGATCTCAGTACAAGATCTTTAAAGATCCGCACCAGGGTCGGTTTGTTGTCCGTGCTGATCACCTGTCGCATCATCTCAGAAAGACCGCCGTTCACGCTGGTCTCCATCTCCATAAGTTCGGCTTTGGTCAGATTGAAATAGAAATCTTCAGTTCTTGTCTGGCCATTAAAATCTTCGTAAGTTACTCTTTTCTTTAACATAGGTCGTTCTCCTTTCAATCAATCGGATTTTGCTGTAAAGACGGTGTCCTGTTCAAACTTGAACGGATCCCATAGCCATTTACCGTCTGTGTTGAAAATCCTTGGCAAGGTTGCTTCATGTTTCTCGTTTCCATATAAAAGCTGTTCGAAACCATGGAAAGCATCGATCAATCCGGCTTCTTCAAATCTTCGAGAATCCAGAACAACCGAAGCTGTCCTAAAATTCCCGTTAACAAGGACTGCCCCGGTCTGCACATCCCATGAATAAGTCAGCGGATCAGGGCTGTCATTCCTGGAATTGTGGCTCTTCTCAGAGCTAGACGCGAGGCAGTCAAAAATGAGGTGAATTTTATAATGGTTAGTACCATACAACGGGTTACCGACAAGGGATCGGTAGCTAAAGCCAAAGTGCTTTTTGCTCTGACCCCCTATCGATATCCCAGGGAGGAAGCTTGTCTCTCCGATGCACCGTTTAAAGCCCGGGGGATACGAATAGGCTTCGATGGTGAAGGATAGTTCTTCATAACTGACAAGATTTAGATACTTGCGATTGTTCGCATAAAACGGAACAGGCTCTCCGCCAGTTGGTGACTCGTTAACCGAAATCAGACCGTTCCACGCCTCCCCGGTTCCGTATTTGCCAGACTCGTACGGGTAGAAAACGCCACGGTCGACGCCAGTCTCATACACCCTTTTTCTGGCTTCATCCCATACCATTTTGAACATCTAAATCATCAACCCTCCCCGCCTGTCTGCTCTTCTGTCGGGAACAGAGCTACAATAGCATCCGGCGTCGGAAGTGTCGGTTCAGAATCTGCACTACCGTACAGAAGGTCTTCGATCTGTTTCAGAACGTTAGCCGGCACCTTACGGGAGTCGATCGTCAGGGAAGCAGACGGTTTGAAGTTTTCAACTGCGATCGGCGTAGTAGTCACATCCCAGGAGAATGTATCGGCTTCCGGGCTGTCGTTTACAGTACTGTGGTTCTTCTCAGTCGGAGAAGCCAGGCAGTCATACACCAGGTGCAGCTTATATCCGAGATCCGTTCCTTCTTCGTCATTACCGATCATAGACCTATAAGTGAATCCGAAATGTTTCCGGTTCTGCTGGCCGATCATCACACCAGGTTTGATCTCTTTTGTTCCGTCGCACTCAGCGAATTTGTCCGGATAAGTATATGCCTCAATACTCAGGCCGAGTTCTTCGACAGACATGAGGTTCAGATACTTGATGTTATCAGCATAAAGCGCAGTCGCTTCGCCGCCGGAAGGGGTTTCATTTACAGCGGTGAGCCCGTTCCAGGCTTCGCCAGCTTCGTATGTGCCGCCGGTCATCGGGTAAACAACGCCATGGTCGACACCAGTTTCGTAAAAATGTTCACCGGATTTATCCCATACCAGTCTCATAATTCTTTTCTCCTTTAATAGTATAAAACAAACACATTGTGATTCAGATTATTGGCCGTATATGGCCGATCATACCGGCATCTCGGTAAGCGGGAAATCTTGATTGGTAATTCACTATCGGGGTCTTTGTCGATGGTCGTGATTCGATATGCAAGTTCCTGCTTATACACCGAGTTGTCAGCAAAATCGTTCGCAATTCTCTCGCGAGCATAAACGATTGCGGGATACTTCAGTTTCACGCTTTCAGGCGGCTGGAAATATACATTCCGGCTGCCAAGAAGTTCGCAAAGCAATTCGTGAAGCTCAAGTCTCTTCTCCATCACCGTCATTGTATACACCTCCAACCGTCAGTATCAGCCGTGGGTACTGAACCTCGACTGATGTTACTTTCCACTTAGCTCCCATGAACTCTACGTATCGCATAGAATGAAAATTCTCATAGGCAAAGGGGTCGGCTACAATGCTAATGGTGTTGGAAATATTAAGGTTGTCGTTCGCCTGATTTGAAGATTCGTATCGCCTAGTGTTGCGAGTCACATCGCCGAAATACGGTCGTCTTGTTTCTTTGACGACATTGACACCCGGCCTCTCTTCTACCGTCTCACCGTAGCCGATAATCCCATAAAACTTTGCCATTTTGATTTCTCCTTCTAATTATCAGCCCTCGCCAGGATCAGTAGTCGCAGAACCGGTCACGTCTTCCTCGATGGCGATCGCAGAATAGACTCTCGTCAGAGCACCAGAGCAGCGAGTCTCAAGCAGGGATTTCTCCTGGTTGAAGTCGATATCGAACTGAGTGAAGTGAGTGATCTGACCGCCCTTGGTCGCGCCAAGAAAATAGTCGGACAGGTTGCAGATCAGAGCGACCAGCTTCTTAGTCTTCTGAGCGCCGTCCACAGTAGTCGTGCGGGTCTTATCGGCGAACTGCTCTGCGGTGTAGATAGCGCCGACATTCAGCGCGGTTGCCAGTTCGGCCTTGGAGGAGTAAATTCTGCGGCCATTCCGGTCACGGGCCAGCAGCATCACATTCAGCATATGCGGAGTAATGAACATATCCGGCGTTCCGGTGCCTTTGAATTTCTCCCTGGCATACAAGCAGGTGTTTATCATAGCTTCGGCCTGGATATAGTTCTCGCCGAAATATCCCTCGGTGTTTGTACCCTGCAGAGTGGGGTCAGAAGTATCCAGGTCCACGTGAAGCGTATACAGGTCATCGTCGGTCCAAACCGGACGGATGTGCTCCGGATAGATCTTGCCGTCGGCACCGTCTTCACGACCGTCACCAAGCATGATAGCCGTCGCAAGCTCCTCGTTCAGCATCATGCGGTCGATGTTGTACATGTACTGCACATAATCAAAGTCGACGATATCGGTGATATCATCTTTGTGCAGGGCGTTCTTCACATATACGGTCTGCGGATCGTGTGTCCGGCGAACCAGGTTAAAGTTACCGGTAATCGTTTTCTTCTTACCCTTCTCGTAACCCTTTGCCCGGAGCGCATCGATATTCCTGATGTCAACCTGCTGGGTACGAATTCTGCTGATCGGGGATTTATGCACTTTATTCATGACCACGCTGATCCAACCCTGGTCATTAGTGATCAGTTCCGGAGCACCGGGACGAACGTCTTTATATTCCGGGAACAGCCAGGTCACATTACCGTTCTGGTTCGTCGCCTGAACAAATCCGCTGGCAGATGCCACTTCGTCGGAATGCTGGATTGTAATGTCGTGATCTTCGCAGTAAATATTGAGCGCGTTCCGGAATGTACCGACTCGGCTGTTCTTGGCCAGTTCCAGAATCGCGGTCTCGTCAGAATGAGCCAGGACATTCTGCTGAGTGTCTTCGGTTCTATCAAACGCATTGTGTTTCATGTCGTCTCCTCCTTCGGATTCATCTTTTTCTTTGTTCTCTTCAGCCATTGCTGCGCCAACCAGAGCATAGACCACATTTTTCTGATCTTCGTTCATAGTGTCGAACACGTCCTGTACAGTCTTCTCTTTTTTAGCGCTTTCGTTGGTATCTTCATCATTCTCTGATTCGGTTTCAGTATCGTCTGCATGGTACAGTTCGATCGTTTCTCCAGTGTAGATGATCGCCTCTGTCTCTGTGTCGGATCCATGGGCAAGGGTGATCTGATCGATAAAGGCGCCGGGATTTGCCGGTGCAATCACCATGCTGACTTCTTTAATGTCGCCATGAATGACATTATTGCCATGCTGTTTCAGCTGGTTGGCATAAATTGATAACGCTTTAATATCCCCGTTCTGAAGAACGAGCTTTGCGTTCTGTCCCTGCTCTGTATCGTTGAGATAGCAATACGCTCTTACGCCGTCTTTATCATTCTTGAGCAGAGCATGACCGAGCACGTTGAAAATATCTTTGTGCTGGTGGTTCCACACAAGGGGAACCTCTTGTCCATCGTTTCCGATGAAGGCGTCTTTCATGATCACACGAC